TATTATATATTTATTATAAAATAACATGAATAAAACCGAAACTAATGAATTTTAATGAGTTTATAAAAGAAAACTATAATACTTTAGGTATGAAAAAATGTGTTGAATTATTAAATACGACTAAGGGTAAGGTACAAACAATAGTTAAAAAAAATAATTTAAAAGTAGATAAAAAATCATTAAATAAAATATTAAGTGATTCTACCCTTAAAACTGGGGATAAATGTAATGTTAGTATTATTAATTTTACTGAAAATATTAATAAATATAGTGTTTATTTATTAGGTTTGTTATGGGCTGATGGTTATATCGCTAAAAACACTAAACAAAGATATAACATCAATATAGAGTGTCTTAATGAAGATATGGAATTTTTTAAAACTATTTTAGATAAAATAGGTAAATGGAATTATTATACTAGAAAAAGAGGTGATTGGCAAACAATCACAAAAGCAAATACTTGTAATAAAGAATTATTAGAATATTTATCCAAACATGATTATAATAATAAAAGTGTAGCCTCACCATGTTTAATAATTAAAACTATTCCTAATAATCTTTTAAAATATTTTTTATTAGGTATTATTGATGGTGATGGTTGTTTTTATTTTAATAAAAAACACTTTTTAAGACAATTTAGTATATGTGGTTCATTAAATCAAGATTGGACTGCTTTTGAAAAAATTTTTAATGAATTAGGTATCGTATATAAAATAAGTAGAAGACCCAATAACAAAGGTGGGTCTTCATTAATAAGAATATTGAATAAAAATAATATTAAAAAATTAGGTGACTATATTTATAATACTATTTCTGATGATAAAATTGGGTTACCTAGAAAATATGCTAAATATTTAGAAATAATAGGTTAGTCACCACAAGCTACTATTTTCATATTAATTAAATTTTGGTTCTTGATGGAAAAAAGGACCTAATTCCTTTTTCTTTTTTATTGGTTTAAGTTCATCTGGTAAGTATTCACCAAATTCTCTTACCATGTTTATTTTAGCTAGTATATGATAATTGTATTCTATATCAAAATTAAAAGCTAATATATTCCAAGCAGCACCTTTTGACATACCTTTATTAACGTTGCTTCTAACATTCCAATCAGTTATATTAGCTTTAGCTTTATTAAACATGGTTTGTAATTGTTGATTGGTGATAACCTCAGCAATCTTTTTAGCATCAGCTCTATTCATTTTTAAAAGTTTTTTCTAATTCTGTTACATCATCTACTTTAACCCATTTATTTCTTCTTGTAGAGAAAATACACCAATCGGTTTCACTTAGTCTTCTATAAACATTGTAATGACCATTATCATTAATATAAATGATTTTATAGTTATGGTCTTCTACTTTTAATATTTTCATACATTAATCTTTTCTAAAATTTCATTGTTTTCATATAAACCAGCCATAGACTTAGCAAAAAATACTTTATCAGTAGTCATACCTTCAGTTAATTCAGCCAATTCAATATTACCATCAAGTATTTCTAAACGTTTTGCGTATGAAGGACCAGTAATTTCCCTAACAAACTTGAATCTTGATGGCCTATCTTTCAATGAATCATCTATTTTATCAATGTCGTTGCATGTCATAACGAAAAATACTTGATTGTATTCATTATAAACGCCATCTAACACAGAAAGTAACACATCAAATGTAAATTTAACTTCGTTATGTTTCATTATACATTCTCTTTTGTTAAAATAGTTATCAAAATCTTCAAATAAAACAATACATCTTTCTGGAACATCAGCAAACATGCTTAATATATCAAAATTATTATACTCTGGGTTTAAAAATATTGAATATATAGGTAAATCATATTTCAATGATAAGTATTTTATCAATCTAGTCTTACCAGTTCCAGGTTTTCCATACAATAAAGCGCTAGTTTTACCGCAGTTATTTTCAAACATAGTTTCAATATCTTTTTCAATGTCCTTATACTGCTTATCGTCAATATAAACTTTAGGATTACTTTCTCTAGTCATCTGCCCTAACTTATCTGAACCCCATGGCATAAGAGCCATTACATTGGTGTGTAATTTATTGTTAGCTATTTCTTTAACGATAGACTCAAGTTTTTTCCTATGCCATCTGAAATAATAAATTTCAGATATCAATTCTTTTGATTGCCAACCAGCTGTCAACAATCTTTCGCTTCTTGTAAAATAAATTGGAATACCATTTAAAAAAGCAAAAGCGCTATAAGTACTAGGGTACTTTTTATTTATTGACAACTCATTATTGATTTCAAATTTATATTTCAATTTTTGAACTATTGGTAACATGTTTTTACTCAAATTATCATCCAACCTAAAATGTTGTGAGATGATAAACTTAAAAAACGCCCAAACTGAAACTAATGAACCAGTGATTACACCGATTAAACTCCAAATTCCCATTATATTTTAGATTTTACGTGTTCTATACTTTGTATTAATTTATCATTTTCGTTATTCAATGATACTAATATCTTTCCATTACCATTGTACTCCCAACGTACAATAAACTCTTTTAATTTGATAGCGCCAGATTTAGGTCCATCTGAACATTCACTATCATTATGTACAATAAATTCACTCATATTTAACTTTTATTAATTGTTTATAATCAACTATTGGTCTGCTCAAAAAGAAAGAGTCATCAAACTTATATAAAACATCATAGTAAACAACCCAATCACCTTTTTTAATCGCAGTATCTAATCTATCTAAAAAGATAGAGGGGGTGAATATCTTACCATTACCCCCAATTACTTCAACTTTTTCCATATTAACAACGATAAACTACATCACCTTCGTTTCTATTTAAGTTACTAGGTGTGTGAATTTCATTTAGTAATTGCTGATGTTTATCATCACCCATACTTGGGTCAATCTCATGTTTAAACACTAGCGCTAAATGTTTTTTTATCATTTCAGTCTCTTTAGGACCAATCTCTTTAGGGTCTGAAACTTCAAAATACCCCATTAGCCAATACGCAAAATCTCTACTTCCCATTTTATTTTTTTTTTTATTATTTATATTCCCATTTAAATCCACCACTACTTTTAGTTTTACCAGATAAACAATTAATAATTGCTGTTCTACTAATATTAGTAATCAATGAAGCTTTACTAATACTTTCAAACTCATTAATTATATTAGAGTTAACATCAATCTGTAAAATATATTTAGTTTTTTGTTTTTTCTTTTCATATTTTGATTGCTTTTTAAGTTCAAAAGACCAAATAAAACCACCAGCTTGTTTTCTTAAACCTTTACATGTTTTAGTTATGTTACTATGTATAATATTTAATTCTTCCCCAGCTTCAACAGCTGAACCCCATTCTTTAATATATTCACCATCTAAACTATATTGAAAAACTTTCTTTTTATTTTCATTATGATATTTTCTAATACCATTAGCTCTATTTTTCTTACCTTCTTCAGTATGGTTAACTGGTACACCTAATCTGGCTTTTCTATTATTTATTCTTTGTTCATCAGACCATGGTTTTCCTAACCTACCATAAGTTGCAGAATTACCACCACCGTCTAAAATATTAGTTAAATCATATCTTTCACGATAATAATCAATCCAAAAAATTTCACGTTCTTCCCAGTTTGTTTCATCACAAACTTCGATAATTTCTAATATTGGTTTTAAATCTTTATTAAGTAAAGAATTAATCCATCTAGCTGAATGATATTTATTTGTTTTACTGCGTTTTAAATGTGCACTAAAACGTCTAACTAAATTATTTGTTTTACCAACATAACGAACATTATTAGTTATAGGGTCTATTAATTTGTAAATATATATTGTTTTCATATAAATAAATATAAACAACATATACTAAAAGTCAATAGATGTCACAATTTTAATTTAACCAGAATGCAAAATCTCTACTTGTCATCTTCTTTTAATTTTTTAATTTCCATATGTGCACCTAAAGCACCAGCTGCCATTCCAGAAGAAAGTAACCAAGCTAAAGTAGCCTCTAGATTGTTGTCTCTATATGAAAAATAGGCGTTGAATAAACCAGCTACCATAGCCAATCCATAAATCCACATGTTTATTTTATTCTTATTCATATTAATCAAATCTATAAATGTAAACGGTATCAACGGTCTTTCCGTCCGTTACCAATTTTATTTCTGGTTTTATTGGTGTTGATACTTCGAACACATCATCAACAAACACATAATCAATCAATGAATATAATCCTACCATAAGCAACAAACCAAAGGATACTAATCCTATAAAAAAAGCAGTAGCTAATCCACCAAATGTATTATCAAACATTTTACTTCTTATTAAAATATTTATCAACTCTTACCATAACAATACCATAAAGTGTCGCCAAACCTAACGCACCCAACACCCAAATTGGATTACTAGTCATTGCTGCGATTATTGATGGGACAACTATTATAGTTAATAACGCTGATATAACCATAATATTATATGGTTTCTTTTCAGTTCTCTCTACCCACACAAGGCGTTCTAACGCATCTTCCATATCTTTACCATACGCTGGCACTTCATGTGTAGTACCATCTACTTCTAAGATAGTGAATTGGTATTTAAAATACCCAGGCGAAGTCTTGCTTTCACCAATCAATTTTCCTTCAATTGCTTTTCTTCTTTGTTTCATATTTTTATTTTAATAAGTTAAACCAGTCGTATCGACACCTATGAATTCATCCAACATTTTCAAATCTGGTTTCATAGAACCAGGAAATTCCATATAATTAAAAACTTTCCCTTTAGAATCAGTCAATTCTAAAAGTCCTCTAGTAAAATTATAAATTTCATCTTTATCCAACGTGGCTATTGTTTCTCGGTGTTCATCTAAAATAACAAAACCTTGCTCAGTTCTGAAAGCTTTTAAAATATCACCTTCTGAATTTAACAACACAACACTAGGAATACCAATGTATTGTTTTCTCTTCATGTTTTTTTCTTTTAAAATGTTTTCTATTCTTTCTTCTAATTTTTCAACACCTTTATCTGTTAGTTTATATGAATTAGGAAACTCACCTCTACCATCAGAAACCATACTCATATGTGCTGGGTCTATTAGTTCTAAATCTTTTAAAACCTCTAAAATTGTTCTAACTGTGTATTTCATATTGCAAATGTATTATTTTTTTTTGATATAACCTAATTCTAATGAAGAATTATTTCCATATTCTAAAAATATTGGTCTATTCTGCATCACATAACGTCTGTTTAATACACTAGCGTTAAGAAATAATGTACCATCAACAAATTCATGGTAACCATAAGACTCATGTATATGACCACACACATGTATTTTTAAGTCAGTAAATGTCGGTAACATTTCTCTTAGATATTCACATCCAGTTCTGTCACCTTCCAATGTTATATCCAAATAACCAAAAATTGGTCCATGTGTTACAATGATGTTAGTATCTTTAGGTATCAAATCCCAATGTTTCTTTATATCCTCACCAATTCTATTGAACGCCCAACCACCAAAATAAGGTTGTACTGGACTACCCCAAATCTTTATACCTTCTATCTCAACACCACTATCGTTAAGATAAGTAATGTTTGGATATTTTGATAATAGTTTGGTTACCATCTTTTTATCGGGTCTTTCAAAAAAGAAATCGTGATTACCAGCTATCAGTATTTTATGTGTATATGGTAATTGACTATACCAATTTAAAAAGGCTGTAACTTCATATTCATGACCTCTAGATGTCATATCACCAGAATGAATAATAATATCCCCACCAGACAAATAGTCCATGGGGATAAGATTATGTTGATTATGTGTATCACTTATAAATGTTATATTCATTATGAAAAATTTTCTTCATCGTTATGTTCGCTTAAATCACCACCACTGTATTTATCAGTGTCGTCATTCAACATATCACCAATAACAGCCCCAAACACATTACCACCAGCAGCAGTTCCAATTACTGTTGAGTCGCTAAGATATCCAATTACCATAGATTCAATAAATGAATTATCAGCATCTGGGTATTGTTGTCTTAAAATGTTGCGAGCTTGGTTTTTGCGAACTTCTTCTCTTATTTTAATTTTACTTTCATCATTGTTTAATAGGTCTTCAGTTGTATCTTCACGATGATTGAAATATTGTTTTACATATTCATCATCACCATTCTTTGTTATGAACAATCCATTTTCATCACGTTCAGTAATATTTTTAGCTTTTGATGTAAAATCTTGAATACGTTTTAAGTATTGACGTTTACCCAAATCACCATGCCAAATATGATACAACTCACCTTTAACATAACCAATCTTACCGTTGATTAGATTGTAAAACAATGCGGACCAATCATTTATTGCTTCTATGTCATCAGTGAAAGCTTTTGTTATACATTGATGACCAATTTGTCCAGCAGCTGCATGTGCCATGATATGGTCAGCACCACCAATAAGCGCTTTATCATATAATGGCATTTCATCTAACACATCACGTCTAGCGCCCCAAGCAAAACCAACGTGACCATGTTTGTCATAGTTAGTATCACATGAAATATATTTAGATGTATTGTGGTTCGCACAGAAACTTCTCCACATCTTAGGATGTCTAGTAATTGGATTACTAACAAATTCTTTTTCACGTTCAACATTAAATGTAGGTTGGTATAAATCTTTTTCCAAGTGAACACAATATTCAAATGGTTGTAAGATTTTGTTCGTTTGCAACGATTCAACACTTTCAACTAACCAATTTTTGTTGGTGAACAATACGTCAGTATCTAACCAAAATACATATTTGAATTTATTAGGCAGCTCTGAAATAATCTTATTTAATAAAGCTTCTTTGTGCCATAACAAATTAGATGTATGTATCCTAGAGATGTATTTGTTCTCTGGTAATTCTGGTTTAGCGTCACCAATAACACACTCAACTACTCTATGATTTAAGTGTTTTATAGACTCATACCATTTATTGAATGCTATTAACCTATAAGGGTTACCTTGTGGGTTAAAATAACAAGCAATTATTACTGCTTCTGAATGTGTTTTGTATTTATCACAATACAAAAATGTGTTTTTAAATTTGTCTAATAAATTCATAAATTAAAAATTTTTAGTAACGTCAAATGATTTACCGTCTGTGTCACCACCCCAGTTGTCAATTTCTTCACCATCGTAAAGTACGTTGGAAATAATATCGCCAAAATAGAAAAAGTCACCAACCTCAACATCAGAGATAACTATTTTTAGTTTTGTAATGTCAAACTCTCCTTCTAATTCAACATAACCTAAAAAGAAAGTTCCTTTTTCACCACTATAACAAATCAATAAATCTTTAGTAACATCAATCTCTGGGTATTCATTTTCAACCAATGAGAAATCTTCGGTATCATAGTCATATAAGTTTTCTTCATCAATCTCATACAATTCATTACCGTCTTCATCTTCAATGGTGATAGTAAAAGGTGATGTTGCACCAAAACAATGAAACTGGTCATCGATTTCACTTGTCCCATTATCTAAATCTTCAAAAACAATTTCTTGTAAATCTTTGTCTGGGTTTGAAAGAATCGCTTTTTCTTCTTCTGTTACGGAACCTATGGTTAATTCTGAACCATATCCGCTAATCCTAATAGAATATTTCATATAATTTAATTTATTTTCTACAAATGTACAAATAAATTTTTAATTAATCACCAAAAGTAAGTATTTTTTTTACAACTTCTTTTAAATTACCCCAGATACCTTTATAAGTAACGCCCCTAACCAATCTATTGTCAATCCAAACGTATTCATCGTCATCGTTGATACATCTAGGTTTGTTCATTATTAGTCCATGATACTTAACGTTATGTTGGTCTAACCAATATGTTGTAACACCTCTGTCTTTTTCCTCACGCGCTGTGAAAAAAGTAATGGTATGACCTTCATCATACCATTGGTTAATTTGTTCAATAGCACCTTCAATTGGTTTTGCTATTATATATAAATGTGAATCTTCATTCTTTATGTCATCACATATAGTTCCATCAATATCGATTAGAAAATGTTTCATCTTATATTTTTTTAACTACAACTTTAATTTTTCCTTGTCCATGATTTGCTAATTTACCAAAAGAATATTTACTCAAATCAACATGGTTTACATAACCGCACACATCTGTTATTTCAACAGTGTCTACTTTATTATTAAATACATTAGTTACCATTAAAAAACTACCTTTTATGTTTCTATGTTTTATTCCAACAGTTAAACCCATCTTTTGTATTAGGTTTCTACTTATAGCTGCTGTTGAATGTGGCCTATGCACTATAGGATGTCTTGATGTGTCATACCATGTGGCACTACAAATACTCACGTTAAATAAATCAAATGATAATAATGGTGTTATTACACAAATTATTATTAGTGTTCTTAATATTTTTTTCATATTTTATTATTTACATTAATCTTATTGCTCCATTTCTAAAGATACCTAAACTTCTACCCATGGCTTTTTCCGATGCTTCAATGACAGCATCTTCATACCATTTATCATACATCTTTAAAATGAAATCATGATGATAATCGTTTTCATTTACGAATTTTTCTAATAATCTTTTTTTGCTAAAAGGCCCATGACCAATCCAAGTAACTACCCAATTTCTAGAACCTAACGTTAAAACTAATTGAGATAATAAATCGGATACTTTATCACCAATGATTGTTTTTGAATACCAATCATTTAAATATTCTTTCATATATGAAATTAATTTATGGTGTTCTAAGATAAATTCTTCTTGGAAATCATTAATTAACTTAACGCTATTAATTTCATTATTTAAACCTTTGACGTATTCTTCTAGTTTTGGTGTTATATATTTGTCTTTATAATAAGATAAAAACAAATTTGTAATGAATTCATGGTGATATTCATATTTATGGTTTAAATCACAAAAATCTTTAATTTTATCCAATAAAAGTTGGCTTTTTGTTTGACAATCATCTAATTCATCAAAGATATCATATAGCTTTGCAGAAACAATTCTTTTCTTATTTCTAAACCATGAATTAACTATTGTCAACGAAGTTTCTTGGTCGTCAACATTAAACTCGCCAAATAATTTTAAAAATATTTTTTTAAAATCTGAAAATACCATTTTTTTATTATCCATGATATCTTCAACAGAAAAATCTGTTTGAGAAGTAACAACTCTGTATGATTTATCTAAAAAATTATTAATATATATTACATCATTCATAATGCCTAATATACTAATAAATTTATAAAAAATAAAGTTTATAAGTTAATTAATGATAAATTAATGTTCTTTTTCTCTATATCTACAGACGTTATTATAACATGAACCTCGTCTCCCAAACGTAAGTAAGCGCCAGATTTTGAACCTTTTACTCTGTAGTTTTCAACATCAGCAACAAAAGTATCCCCCATTATGTCAGACAACTTAACAAGACCATCACAACCATTTTCTTCAATAGTCACAAACAACCCATATTCAGCAACACTAGTTATCATACCTTTGTAAACTTTACCTATTTTATCCGACATATAAACACATTGCATGAACTTGATACTATCACGTTCAGCTTTCTGCGCTTTCTTTTCCCTTTCAGATAAGTGACCACATCTAGCATCTAATTTGTTTAGATTTGGCATTGGTTTCCCCTTCTTAGATTCATCCAAATACAACGATAGTAGTCTATGTAGGATTACATCTGGATAACGTCTTATAGGGCTTGTAAAGTGTCCGTAATGTTTGAATCCTAAACCATAATGACCTATATTCTTTGTGCGATAATCAGCTTTCTGCATTGTTCTAACCACAAGATTGGTAATCATATCTTCTTCAGATGTTCCTCTAACATTCAATAACAATTTATTCAATGTTTTAGTTGTTTCTTCTGGTGTGTCAATTTTTATGTCATAACCAAATTGGTGAATGAAATCTTTAAGATTTTGTAATTTGGTTTCATCTGGCTTATCATGCGCTCTGTTTATCATTGGTAAACCTTTTTGATTTATGAACTGTGCTACGTGTCTGTTAGCCAATAACATATATTCCTCAATCAACTTGTTAGAATCTTTACCAACCTTGAATAAAATATCAATCGGTTTGTTGTTTTCATCTAATTTGAATCTAACTTCATGTTTGTCAAATGAAATAGAACCTTTGGTGAATCTTACCTTACGCATTTTCTTAGCGTATTTGTCTAACACCAATACAGCTTGTCCTAACTCAGCAGCTTTTCTGAAATCCATTTCACCTAATCCAGCTTCTTCAGCTAATATTCTACCAAATTCTGACTTATCTTTACCAACAGATTCGATAATAACTTGTGCTTCTTCGTATGTAAATCTATGGTCAGAATGTATTACAGTTCTACCAAACCATTCTTCCATCACACGCCCATTTTGGTCGATTTTAAACACAGCTGAGAAACAAAGCTTATCTTCGTGTGGTCTTAACGAACAAAGTCCGTTAGAAAGCTTCTCTGGTATCATTGGCACACATCTATCCACAAGGTAAACGCTAGTCCCTCTACCATAAGCTTCTCTATCCAATTCTGTTTCTGGTCTCATGTAATGTGAAACGTCAGCAATATGAACACCAACTTCCAATACACCATCAACCCATCTAACACTTAACGCATCATCAAAGTCTTTTGCATCATGTGGGTCAATTGTGAACGTTAACACATCACGCATATCTCTACGTTCATCAATTTCTGATTGTGGTATTACTTCAGATATTGCGTTTGCTTCAGCAATTACGTCTTCTGGAAAGTCATATGGTAACCCATATTCTTCTAAGATTGAATGTATTTCAGTTTCATGTTCACCAGAGTTTCCAATAACTCTAACAATTTTACCGTTAGGGTTTTTAGCGTCTTCTTTCCAGTCAGTCAACGCTGCAACAACTTTTTGACCATGTATAGCACCGTTAAGTTTATTCAACGGAATAAAGAAATCAACTATTATTTTATTTGAATCTGGTATAAAGAAAGCGAACTTTTCACTTATCTCAATTGTACCTACAAATTCTGTTCTAAAACGTTCTACTATTTCAATTACTTTACCTTCTATAGAACGTCCTTGTCCTAGGATTACCTCTATTTTAACTTTATCTAAATGTAACGCTTTGTTTGTTTTAGATTTGTGTATGTAAATATCTTTTGGTAAATTCTCACTCACTAAATAAGCAGAACCACTTGCGTTAACGCTTATTTTCCCTTCTAGTATATCACCTATTTTAATCATTTAATATATTTTTTTTATAAATTTATTGACAAACTGTTTATATTTTGTCTCATCATTTTGTATTTGTCCGAAAAACCCTCTTGCTCTTGTCTTATATCTTTCTTTGTTATCAGAATAATTTAATTGTTGTGTGTAAAACGATGGATAAAGCTTCTTATTTAAAAGATAATACATTAAAGAACCATACTTATCAGCAATCAGTTCTTCGTTCACCACATGTTCAAAAAACAAGTCAAAATCGGGCAGCGATAAATTATTTAAAATTTCAGTTTTACCAATTTTCATCATTCTTTTCATATGTGCAGTTTCGTGCAATATGACAAAATAAAGTATTGTACCATAATCATGTGATATATGTCTTATGATTTGATTAACGTCAATGTATACACCATCAAAACTTGCTAGCCCTAATGGTCCAGTCAAATCAGCCATATGATAGTTAATATCTGACTTTTCCATAAATGAAATTAACCCATAAACATTATGATTTTTGTCTATGTCGTTAGAAAATATTTCAATTAACTTATTTTTAAACTCTTCTTTTATCATACTCTTATTATTAATTATTACAAATGTATGTATAATTTAATTAAAAACCAAATAAAAAACCCACTAATGTATAGTGGGTTCATTTTCAGTGTCTATTTTGGACAACATGTTTAATTTTAAATTTATCCAATCTGCCAGATGATACTTTTTCATCACCCCACTCTTTAAATACTGGAATATGTTCATCTCTATCATCCCACATTTTAATTTGTTTAACTTCTGGATATTTTTTAAGCAACTCATCCATAGTCTTCATCTTAGCATATTCAGTGCTTCCACCCTTATTGAAATGATATTCATGGAAAACAAGACCGTGTGCATCCAATATTTTCTTAACTTCATCAGATAAGTTTTGCATACGACCAGTTAACATAACAATAATAGTATCTTTTGACGCTGCTTCTAAAATATAATCAACTATGACTTCATCAACAGTTGGCATTTCAAACACGTCCAAATCCAAAGATTCTGGTTTTGACCACCAACCTTTATGTGGCCATTTTTTACCAGTCTTTTCTTGATACAAATCCTTACCTTCATCTGGCAAAGGTGTGTTAATTAATGTACCATCAAAGTCAAATATTGCTAATTTTGTTTTTTCCATAATCTTTTTAATAAACGTATAATTAAATTTTCTTTCTTTTCATTATTTAATAAACTACCATAAATTCTTTTGGTTGCTGAACCTATGAATTGTTTAGTTATTGGACCATGAGCGTTTATTGTTTGTTTTAACGCGCCACTTATCCTTTTAGTTTCGTAAATCTTTTCTCTTTTTAACTTTTCAATTGTGTCCAAATTATCTTTTTGGTATGTGTCAAAAACGATTAATATATCATTGATATCATTATCAGTTAACTTACCGTTAAACTTATATTCTAAAACACTTTTTAATTTATCTTTTCTACTTTTAAACATAGACATCATATTAGTAAATATCTACAAATCTACATAAAACTTTTTTATTCTCCAAGTTTTCTACTAGAAATTCCAATCAGTGATGACCATTTTTGTATTGCTCTACTAACAGCTGAATCATCGCTATCAGTCATTGTGATATCAACACTTGGTGTTGGGTGGTCCAATTCACCAACTATGTGATTTTCTTGGTTCTCATATAATTGTACAATATCACCCCATGATTGTGTATAAATTTCTTCATCATAAACTCTACCATTTCTATTTGTTGGTCCTTGTCTACCAACCACAGTTGTTGCTGTTACTGTTTCTGAATCACCAGTCGCTGTGTCAACACCATATTGAAAATCCATGTATAATAACTCAACACGTGGGCCACTTATTGGTTGAACAGCAACTAAATCCATTCCAATAGTTTGTGCTGCTATTCGATGTGTTATTGGAAAACCAAATAAGTCATCCATTGTTTTCCAATAAAACTCCAAATCTATATCTGGTTTTATTGAAACAGCCCAACTTTCTATATATGATTTTACTTCATCTTCTTTTAAACCAAAAATGGTAACAATCTCTTTTATGAGTTTGCTACCATTGAATGGTGTCGGAATACGTCTATCATCATTAATAAAATAAATCCCATCATTACCAACTTCGCTGGTTTTGACATAGTAGTAGTCTGACAAATATTGTTGTATATAACTTTGCATATACAACAATATGTATTTTATTTGGTTTTGTCAACCCTATTTCTTAACTTTTGGTTTCAAAAGGCATTGCATTTTTTTACCTTCCATCTTTGGCATAGTTTCTGGCAAACCATGTTCTGATATTGAATCGATTAACTTTAACATAAGTAACTCACCTTTTGAAACAAACGCCATTTCACGACCTCTAAATTGCATTGTTAACTTTACCTTGTGACCCTTTTCCAAAAACTCAATAATGTGTTTAGAACGATAGTCCAAATCATTTTCAGCAGTGTTTGGACCTAACTTAATTTCTTTAACTTCTAAAGACTTAGGTTTGTTCTTTTCTTTACGTTTTTGTTCGTAAATGAATTTTTGGTAATCAACAAGTTTACAGATAACTGGTTCTACTTTGTCGTTAATCAAAACCAAATCAACTTCAGCCTTTTCAGCTTCTAGTAACGCTTGTCTAATTGACATTACAACTCCATCAACCCTTACTTCTCTTGCAATGATTTCATCATTTATTCTATGTGCTCTTTTATTTTTAGCCATTTAACTTATTAATTAAATAATCCCAATTTGATATTAAATCTTGAATTGTTTCAACTGTTGGTACTTTATATCTTTGACATACAATATCAACGTTACCTTTTCTCCAAAAACCTTCTGGACAACATACTATCAGTTTACCACTAGCAGCATATAACCCTAACTCTAACAAAGATATTGGACTCTTTGTATTTGGGTCAAAATACATGACGATAATATCACTACTATCTAACGCATTTAATTCCCATGTAACTTGTTCATTAAACTGAACGTTTTCAATTTTTTGTTCCCATGAACTATCCCAATCATCACGTCTAGGGTTGAAAAATAAATAACTTTTATTAAAAGTGTTAACTATTTTCTCTTGCCAATTTTCGGCTTTACCCATTTCAATACTACCAGCTAAAAATATTTTTTTTGGTAATGTATATGGTGGTTTAATTTCTATTGTTTCCAATCTGTATAATTTTTAAATAATATAAGGGGTTTTTACACCCCCATATATTTTATCCTTCTGATACGCTAGGTTCTTCATCCCAACTCTCTAATGGTGTTGATGATTTTAATACATCTACAGCTGCTTTTAAACTAACTATGTCTTCATCAGCTTCTTCTTCTTCTAAAGCTTTAATTATACTTTTAGCTTTATCAGAGATTTCTTTTGAATTGTTAGTTGCAAAGTCGTTAGTTGGCATACCATACTCATCATATGAACCATATGTGTATGAGTAGTTAACCGCATCAGCATCTTCGATTTTAATGATGATTGGTTCATCAAACCCAACTTTTTTACCTTTGTCATCAACATAAGGTGAAACTTCAATAGTTGTCCAGTTAACGATTCTAGAAACATGTCCAATAGTTTGTCCATCAATTTCAAATCTATAACCAATTGTACCATCGTTGTATGTTGGTCTTGGGTAAATTCTAACGTTTTTAGCCAATTCAGATAATTTACCATCTTCAACCAATTTAACATTGTAGTTACCTTTGATTTTCTTAACGTTAAACACGTCTTCAAATGCAGATGGAGCTTCTTCGTGAATGTTAACTTCATTAATCACAGCCTTAACGATGTCAATAGTGATAGTTTCAAGGCTAGAAATGAAAGAAATACATTCTTTTTTCATTTCTGGATACTCTAAGATATCATCAATAACTTCTTCAACAACTTCTGGTTTAAGATTACCAAACATCTTTAAATATCTTACACGTGATGGTCGCTCAATTAAGTTTCTATCAACATATAAGTCGTTTGTTGTCATCAAGAACATACGTCTGAAAGTTGAATTCAACGCGCCATCCATGATTGTAAGCATTTGTGCTGAATCACCATATACTTTTTCATACTCATCAATAAAGATAGTAATATCTTGAGTGATAGTATTCAAGAAAGTATGCACACCATCTAATTTTCTATCAATAAGGATGATAGGTTGGTTAATCTCACTTGCGATTAATTTACTTGATACCGTTTTACCAGTACCTTTGATACCATTTAACAAAATTCCCAAGTTTCCATGAGTTTTGCTATATGTTTTTAACACTCGGTTGATAAATTTTGACTCTAAACCATAAAGTTTGTAATCAAACTTATAACCTTCACTTTTCTTTGTTAGATAGAATCTACCAAATTCATCAACGTTAACAGTATAGATAGCACCGTTATCTAATTTGTCAAATTCTTTTGATGGAAAAGATAAATACAATCTGTTGCCTTCATCATTCCATACTTTTTTTAAATCACTCATTTATTTACTTTTAAATTATACTACAAATGTACTAATTAACTTTTAATTATGCAACTTTTTATTAAAATAAATTTACTACCAAACTACCACCATCGAATAACTCAAAACACATTAACTTATAGTCTTTAAGACATTCTTTTACTATCTCTTTCATTCTATCAGATTTACCAGTTATGATAACAATCTGTGTTTTATTCTTTTGCATACATTCCCAAACTATTTCATCTAGTTTTCTACAAACATCTTGATGTTTAATTCCATGTAAATCTATTGTCATTTTATTTTTTCATTAAGTTCAACAATCTTATCTAAACACGCAACTTGTGTTGGGTGTAATAAATTTCTCGCTTCATCAATGCTAACCCATTTATAATCATCCATCTCTGGAAATCCACCTCTATCTTCTGGAACATTTGAATTACACTTTAGGTCAAATTTTGTTGAATACAACCCTATACACGTTTTTTCAAAAATTACATATGGATGTAATTTTTTCTTTTTATGTTTATAAAATTGAGTTTCTAATTTAATAAACTCATCAATGTAATTAGATAAGTCTATGTTTGTTTCCTCATAAGTTTCTCTTACCGCAGCATCCAAAGAATATTCTGCTTTCTCCACTTTACCCTTTGGGATACTCCATGAATTTTTATCATGATTAGTTGGGTGACAAATCAACACTTGGTTTTCTCTGTTTATAAAGAAAACACCAGCAGCTGTTACTACTTTATCCATTTTTTTTAATTTTATTTTTTCTACTATAACATAAATAGGCCATAATATTGTTATTGATATTGGTAATAATAATAAACCTATTCTATAATAATTTTTTATACTAACATTAAACTTTCTAACTGTTATTTCATGCTCACCACCAAACTCATTAAATAATATAGTATATCTATGATGTCCATCAATAATTGCATTATCTTTTGATACCCATATAAGACTAATATCTTCATTGTAATCCTCAGATATTTGTTTAATCATAGCTTTTTGTTTTGTACTCCAATGAATATCAGCGCTTTTTTTTCGGCAAACTATGTCTTTTAATTTTACTTTTACTAACAAAACCTTTAAATTTAATACAAATATATAAATAATTTATTCTAAAAACAAATTAAATTGTTATAAAATAATCCTCATCTATACTAATTAATTCAATTTTACTAAAATTAATTAGATTTAAGATGTTAAAAGCCACTTGTTGAGCGTTATCACCTTTTTCAATAAATTCATTAGTTTTGTTAACTTGTTCTTCATTCATTTTAAAATTATTTCCAAATTCACCTAAACAATATTGAACATAGTCTAATGTATTTTTTGGTGTTTTAGCATGGTCGGCTATTTTAGCAGCCAACCATAACTTACACTCTTCTTTGGTGATATCATATTTATGACACCATCTGATTGGGTGTTGCCACTCATACAATTCAATTTTAGCTTTAAACAATTTATTAATATGTTTTGTCCTTTCTTTAGTTAAACGATTAAAAGGTTTAAAATTCTTTCTCATTAGTAAAATGTTGTATATTCACCGTTAATAAAATTAATATGTTGTGCTCTACCATCTTTATGGATAATCACATGTGATTGTAACCATGTACTAGGTCCATTATTGTAACCAACTCTAAGTCTAGTACTAGTTCCGACAGCTAACGCACCATCTTTACGACCTGGAGAATGGTAGTGTCCAACAATTATTTTCGTGTTTAATTTTCTAAATTGTAATAAAGAACCTCTACTACCATTTGAACCAATATCACCATGTTGTCCTAACTCCCAATTCTTAACTTTATATGATGCACTTCTACCTAACGTAATAAACTTAGGGAATCTATCTTTGATTAATTCTGGAATTACACCTATAACTTCATCACCAGTTGCGTATTGTCTTAATAATCTAGCACTTAAATCCATATACAATGGTGCGTTCTTGAATGTAGGTTGCTTTTTCCAATCCTCATTCTTTAACCATCGGTCAACAAAATCATCATGGTTTGAACGAACAATAACTACATTTTCAAAGTGAGAGAATTTAGCTAATACATCCATCATATTTTCGATTTCTTTACCTAAATCGTTAGTACCTTGCACTTCTTTACCATACTGAACAAATGGGTCTTTCATTTGATGATGACTAATTGAATCTCCATCGAATACGTCATGCAATATAACATGTTTAGGTAACAATTGACTTGTCATCGTTAATGTTGATTTAATAACATCATCATCGTGATGGCCACAGTGTAAATCACCCAATACCAAAGCTTCCAATTCAGTTAAATTCTTAACAATACCATTTTCTACTCTGTAAATTAAATCAGAAAAGTTACCGTTTTTATCATCAGCTGTTACTTGTCTAACAAAAAACACTTCATCATCTTTAATCTCAACAATAACAAACCCAAAAGTATGGTGAAATTCACCCACTTTACCAGATTTAGAATCAGTATAGTTTTGCATAGTGATAGCTCCAGTTGTTAACATCATTTTAGGTACATTACCATCTAACACTGGAATCATTTCCATTTGCACTTTAGGACTACCAAAAACACATGAATTAACTCCACTCAACGCTTGCATACCAGTCATAGGGTTAACAGCTGTTGGCGGTACTTTAATGTCAGACAATATAGATACATACTTATGTATATCATGTCTGTTAGCATCTAAATACTTTAACACTTTATCATCCCAGAACTCTTCATTTTCTTGCTGTTCAGACCATATACTAGTTGGATTTTTGTATCTACCAGCAATTACATGTATATCAGCATTGATATGTTTAGCATATTTTTCAATATTTTTAAGGAATTTACCATGAACTGGCGTGTTATTTTGCGCCCATGTAATAATAAATCTCTTCTTTTCTTTATCAAATACTTTGCTTTTTGCTTGAGTATATTGCTCTGGTTCAACTTCAGTCTTTTCTTTAAAATTTAGTTTCTCTGAACACCATTTTCTAACGGTTCTTTCTGAACGTCCAAACAATTTTACCAAAACATTCATTCTATCATCCCAACTCATAGATTTATCAGTGTAAATCTTTTTAGCTTGTTCAATTACTTCATCCGTTAATTCTTTAAATTTCATACTTAGTTATTTATTCAATTTTATTTTTTCTAAGATACTAATTTAATTAATAATATCCAAACTAAATAAGCCTTTTTTTAACTTTTTTCTTGCTCTATGGTAGTTTGTCTTAGACGTACTCTCGCTAATATTTAATTCTTTAGCTATATCTTTGTGTGATAATTCATCAATAGCATACATCTTAAACACTTTCTTAAATTGAGGTGTTAATGTTTCAATTAATTCTAATAAAGTATTGTGTGATATAGAAACAACAAATTCCTCATCATCAATGATTTCACTAGTAAAATATTCAACATACTCAACAGTTTTATCTTTTTTTCTCTTTCTTAACACATCTAATGTATAGTTACGCATAACAACACTTAACCATGCATCTAATTTAATATTTGAATTAGAATCCATTTTTTGTAACTTGTTGAAAATGTGAAGGAAACCATCTTGTAAACAATCTTTAGCGTCATATTCGTTACCTATATATTTTAAACAAATATTAAATAGGTGTTTATTATATTTTTCATATAATAATCCTTGTGCTTGTGTTTCTCCGTTAACACAACCAACAAATAATTCTTCATTATCCATAATTACCAATATTCGTATTCGGTTAAATCTAAGCTAGTTCCATCAGCACATTTTACTTCTACTATATCACCCAACCCAGTTGGTGTGAAACAAAAGGAGTAGGCACCACCAATGGCACCTACATATACTTCCCCTTCCTTTTCGTTCTTTTCTTTTCTCCACTCATCATATTTTTTATGTTGTGCAGCACTCAAAGTGAACGTAACTTCTTTGTATTCTTTTTCAGCCATACACTTGTTTTTAAATGTGGCAATCAACCACAGTTATCAATGTATCTTCTGGTAAGTCTTTGATAAATCGGTCATAGAAATTCAATTCCCAATCAACAGCTTCATCATGTGTTTCATCAGACATCGCCCAAAAACCCATACTACCTTTCTCGTACCAAACACCATCTTTTACAACAGCCCACAAACTAAATGAAGAACGACATTTTGCATACGTTTCTTTATTCTTGTATCTTTCAGTGTAATACTCTGGTTTATGCCAGTTCCATTTAACTTGTTTTTCTTCATTTTTTGGTTCAGCACCTTCAACAATCAACTCCCAATAACGTAACGCTTCGTTGTAATCTTCTTCTGTTCTATGCATTTTAGAAAAATCAATATCTCTAACATATGCTGAATCAGTCTTATAACCTTCAGCGATTACTTTCTCTCTATCTTCTGCACGCCAACCCCATGAAAAATTTGGTTCATCAATTTCAACACCGTCTTTTACTACAATCGTACCAGCCCAACGACCACCTACTTCATACCAATCCCATTTAGAATCTGGATTGTATGTTGAATATACTTCACCATTTGGACCTAAATCTTCTGGTTCATAGTATTTAATGGCTTCAGCGTAAAGCTCTTCATCACTCATTTCCATTTTTTTAGGGAATATATTCTTAACGTATTCCAAATGACCTTCATTAGAATTTTCAGCATATTTAACTGGGTCAGCTAAATACTTAGCATAAGTACCATTCTTATACTCTTCTATTTCTTTTTTCTCGTTTTCAATTAGCTGCTCTTTAGTATATTTTACATACTTAGGCATTTCAATGTTTTCATCGTACTTAGCTAATTGTTCTTCAACGTTATCACCGATAACAAGGACGCAAAAATGTGACATTTTATTTATTTTTTTTTTATTTTACTTACTCTATTTGGTTTTCAGTATCCCCATTGTATTTTTTAAACCCTTTGTGTGATTTTCTTTCACCACTTAAAACTTTACTTAAATTAAATCTATGTAATCCATGTTCATCAGCAAATCTTTTTAGATTAGTACCAATATAAATTTTCCCTTCTTTATCAATAAAAGAATATTTTTTAGACTTTTTTTCAATAGTATCTTCATTTTGTTTTCTACCTATATTTGCCAATCTAGATTTCTCAACAGCTTCTTTAGGTTGTATTTTACCTCTATTTGAATCACCTATTTTTTTTCTTGTTTCTTCTGAGACAATCCTACCTTTTAATGAATCACTAATCTTTTTCTTTTGGTCTTCAGTTAAAACTCTTTTACTTGGTGACCCAGCTATTTCACAAGTATTATACCCTATAAGTCTGTCCCATGGTTTTAATTTATCTAAAAAATATTGTTCTTGTTGTAGAATATTTTCTCTATCACAATAAACTAACACTTCAACTATAAAATTTTCATTACCATATAAATTAAAAGCATTTTGTAAATGATTCGATGCGTGTTTATTATTAATTAAATCATTATAATGTCTATTAATTCTATTTCTTAAATTAACTGATGAACCGACATATATTTTATTATTTATTAAACATTTTATCAAATAAATCGCTGGTACATTTTTAAAATTTTTATATTCCATATTAAACTGTTTTTAATATAAATATAAACTAATACTGCAAAATGACTCATCTTTTTATTTTTTATAATGTTAATACTAGTGCGAAAACTAACCAACCCCAACCGTTCACACCCAACGCTGCTAGAGTTACAATACCACCAACCAATGCTATTTGCAATAGCGTTGTGTTGTTAAAATTAAATTTATTATTATCCATTAATATACCGTTTTAATTGATTTTAATGCTTCGTAGCTTAAATTATTTATTGATGCTGATACAGCCATACCAATTTGTTGTGCAACGCTAACAACTGTTATTTTTTGCTCTTCAATTGTTTCTAATGAATCACTAATAACCAATTCTGTTAGCATTGAGTTTTCTATGCGATTGTATGCTGGACCAGATAACACACCATGTGCGATTACTGCTGTAACAGTCTTAGCACCAGCATCTTTTAACACTTCAGCTGCTTTACATAATGTTCCAGCGGTGTCAACCATATCATCTAATATAACGACATGCTTACCTTTAACATCACCAATGATAATCATTTCATCAATTACGTTGGCTTGTTTTCTAGTTTTATCAATCATCACAATGTTTAAATTAACATCGTAACGTTTATTGATTTGGTCACGCATACGTTTAACACGTTTACCAGAACCAGCATCTGGACCACACAAGACTACTTCGTTGTGGTTATACGCTTTAATAGTTTCAAAAATATAACTATCAAATACGTGTTTACCTTCAATATGCGTAACTGGGATGTTAAAGAACCCTTGGATTTGGTCAGCATGTAAATCAAAAGTGATTACTGATGTTGCACCACGTTGTTCAATTATTTCAGCCATTACTTTAGCACCAATTGGTCCTCTGCTTTGGTCTTTCTTATCTTGTCTAGCATATGGAAAATATGGTAAGATAGGAATGATTTCTTTAGCACCACCACGTTTAGCCGCATCAATAGCCAAAGCTAAATTAATGATTGCATCTGACGTGTTTGGACTAGATAACAAAAACACAGATTTACCTCTAACTGAGTCAGTGAAATCAACACATAACTCACCATCGGAGAATTTTTGTTTGTTTAAATAACCTAAACTAATTTCATGTTCCGTGCTAAATAAATTAGCTGACTGTAGAATGGCTTCAGCCAATTCTATTTTACCATCTAAGGTAAATAATAACGATTGATTCATATTTTATTTTTTACATTTTACAAGCCCATTCAAGGACTATTGAAGCACCCATAACCATAAGATATTGAATAAACCCTTCTTTGCTGAAAAGGCTATATCTTTCACTTTCTACTCTACCCAAATCTATTGCTCTGAATAATAAAAAGTAACCTAGGAAATATAATAAAAACTGTTGCATTATATTTCTTTTACGATGTATTCCCAACCAGAATCAGAGTTCTGAGTCATTAACGCTGCAAACTTTTCAGCATCTGGTAAGTTATCAAATTCCAATACTTCTGTGTTAATATCCAACATCAACACGTTTAATGTTTTACCATTTGGTTGTATCACTTTCTTTATGATACAGTAACTTTTTACATTTTTCATAGTTATAAATTTTAATTAATACAAATGTATGAATAATTTTTCATATAAACAAAAAAAGATGAAAATTAATTCATCTTTTTCCAATCACGTAAATGCCACTTGGTCTTATAATGTCCCAAATCAAATGATTGATTGTGCAATATGACATCTAACGCTAACGGTAGTTCATCATATAACTTATCCCATTCTGCTTTCTGTTCATCAGTATACTCTACAACATCATGTATTTCAAATGGGTCAAAATTCTCTGGCTTACCATTTAATATTGTATCGATAGCTTCATAAATAGTGTCAAAACCAAACGGAACTGAATCTTCATCGTCAGAAATATTAACAATAAGGTTTTTGTTTTTACTCCAACGTAAATGTTTTAACAACTTTACGTGTTCTTCTTTTAACTCAAACTTAACAACACTCATAATTAGAATGGTAATTCATCTTCTTCGTTATTGTTAACTATTGTCATAGAAGACAAAACATCTTTCTTAGTGTCTTTTTTAGTTTTAGTAGCAGTTGTTGGTTCATCTGCTAAAGCAATAGCGACACCTCTTAAATTGGTAAAGTATTTACCTTGCCACTCACTACCTTTCAATAAGAAAGCAATTTTAACTTTTTCACCTTCAGCATGGTCATCCAATTTATTGATACCATTCTCATCAGTAAATTCAAATTTTATGTGTTGAGGATAATCCTCATCAGTAACTAAAACAATTTCTCTTTTCTTGAAATTGTTCTTAAATTCTTGAGTATCAAAAATCTCTTTGATAACTCCTTCAAAAGTGTAATATTCCATATTATTTATTTATTTTATACTAATATACTAATTAATCTTGTTATAACCAATAAAAATTTATATTTCTATCAAATTTAATAATTCATCAACGACTTCATTAACGCCTTCTACAGCACTTTTTCTTACATACTCAACGTTCAACCCATAGTTAGATAAATAATTCATTGGTGATGGGTCTATGTAGATAATTCTACATGGATTACTATCATCTGATACTCGTTGTCTAACGTTTGTCAACAAGTCCAATGTATAACTTATTTGTAAACTAGTCCCAACTACTATCAATACGTCAGCGTTATAAACTGCATCATAAGCTTTATCAACATTAAAAGGATACTCACCAAACCATACAATGTGTGGTCTTAATTGAGAACCAGTTGTTGGACATTTATCACCAATATTGATGTCATTATATCCAATATCAATAACTTCATCAACTGGACTAGGTTTATGGTTATACAAGGAACCTCTAGCTTTTGTCAATTCACCATGCAAATGGATAATATTACTAGAACCACCTCTTTCGTGCAAATCATCAACATTTTGTGTTATGATTGTAACGTCATAAACTTCTTCTAATTTAACCAATGCTTTATGTGCATCGTTAGGTTCAACTGTTGGCATTTGTCGTCTTCTATCGTTGTAGAAATTAAGAACTTTTTCACGGTCTTTCCTCCAACCTTCTAACGTACAAACGTCTTCAACTTTATGGTTATTCCATAAACCATCTTTAGTGTCTCTAAACGTTTCAACACCAGACTCTTTGCTGATTCCAGCACCACTAAATACTACTACTTTCTTTTTCATTCTTTTACTTTTTTATAACCAGTGAACAGTTTTATAATCATAAAAAAACCACCGATAAATCCAAAATCATACCAAGCACCATTGTTATTAACAGCATATACAGCGACATCGTCCCATATAAGACTACCAATAAATGATGGAACCATTATCATACCATGCCATGTGCCACCCCAGAACCCATAAGTATGTTCTGTTTCTGGTAAACATTGCTGAACATGAGATGCGTCAGCACAACCAGTTAATGCGAATAATCCTAACAATATAATTAATATTACAACACCAATAATTCTTTTTCTTTTCATAAACATTTTTTTATTTTTTCTAATTTTTCTTGAACTCTTCTATTAATTTCTTCTTCAACAATTCTATCAATAGTTTTTTCTAATATGCTTTCCACTATTTTATTTATTTTATCGTCAACATGTTCAATCAATGTTCTTTCAATTTGTTTTAACTTAAAATCAAATCGTTCTTTCATTTGATTTTTAGTTATGTTATTTGAAAAATTAAACTCAGCGTCAATAAAATCATGCAATACATCTCTAACTTCTTGAGGTTTAACAACCATGACATCCCCATTTTTGTTTTTAAACTTCAATGTATCAAAATCTGGAGATTCTTTTGCCGAATCCTTTCTAGTTTGATTATATCTTTGTATGTCAGATATCCTAGCCATTTTTTGCTTTTAATAACCATAAAACACTATCCCAATCATTTTCACCATCGAATCCAGCTTTGTCTTCAAATAGAACATTCATGTAAGGTTTTTTATCGTAGTTACCATACCCTTCTAAATTTGTAGGTATCTCTGGGTTCTCATTGATATAGTCAAAATGAATATCATTCTCTTTAAAATATTCAATATATTGTTCAATTTCATGTGGATGTGAACATGTGTAAAGAATCATTACTACATCTTTCATTTTGCTAATCATTTGTAATGTTTCTTTAGCAAATGGGTAAAACTCTTTAGGTATGTTTCCATACTCATAATTTGGTTTTAAAATAGTACCATGGATATCGAACATAAAATACCCTTTATCCCACCCTCTTTTCTCTTTATCATTGTAAAAATTTTCAATTGCTCTAGTTATCATAACTTTCTTTTATTTGTTTATATTTATTTATTTTCCTTGATAACCCGAAATCATCACCATTATAAATGTATTCACCTAATTTAATAATTTCCTTACCCAAAATTCGTAAAACTGAACTTTTATTTTCTTTTTTTGTTTTTTTATTAAAATTAATTATTCTTTTAATATTATATTTAATACCCAAATTTTCACATAATCTTTCAAAATAAGTCCAATCTTGGTCATATGATGAAGTTATAGCAAACTGTCTAGTATAATCTTTAAAATAAAACGAACCATCACCGTCAATCAAACCTCTGAAAAAATAATGTTTTAAATCATCTGGTATTTTAGATAAAATTTTATCAGCTGAAATATATGATTTTTTATCGTAATTGTGTTCAATTAAAAAATTATATATTTCTTTATTTGAACCAATCAAATATTTAGCTGTTTTCCAACCTCTTTTACTTCTATCTTGAATAGACTTACCCCAACTACCAACTTTAAAAAATAAATTTTCGATTTCATCAATATCTTCTTTAACACCACCAACGTTAAAATGTCTACCATCATTTCTAACATGTCCATCAGCCCACATAAAACCTAAAATATATGCAACATAAGAATCATTTATATTTTCAAATTTTAAATAATTTAAACTTTTTTCTTTTTTTATTTTTAAAACTCTTAACTTATAAACTATTTGTTCAACTGGTATGTTTAAAACATTTGAGCAATAATATCTATCAGTTAAAGGATATTCTTTAATTAAAAAATTAATTTCATCTTCAGTCCATTTATGTTTCATATTTTTATTTTTATTATAAATATATTAAAAAACACAAAAAAGTAAAGTTATACACATATGTTATTTAACGCCCAATATGTTTTATCCCAACCTCTATTAACCATGTGTTCATAATGGTTAATTCTTATTGACCTTATTATACTCATTTTTTATAAATTAAAAATTTTATGAAAATCCATACTATTCATTGAATAATATTTATTGTCATGTTTGAAAAAAATTGTATCACCAGCATAAACTATATCAGTTGGTGTCCATTTTTCAACGATATCAACTGGATATATATTTTCACCAACATTGGCGATTCCTACTTTAACTGTATTCATTAAATTAATTCGATTTTAATTTTAGCTTCTTCCATCATTTCAATAGCAGCTTTGAAATGTTCACCCCATACTTCATGGGTTAAATCTGGTTCTGGAGCCATTATTCTTGTTATACCAGATTGAATTAACGCTCTAGCACAATCGGCACATGGGAAAAGTGTTACATATAATGTGCAACCTTTCAATGAAACACCATGTCGTGCTGCATGATAAATTGCATTTCTTTCTGCGTGTTCAGTAAACAAATATTTTGTTGGTCTTTCATACCTACACTCAACACCATCATCACACCCTCTAGGTATACCATTATAACCCATTGATAAAACTATGTTATCTTGGTCAACTATAACAGCACCAACTTTTCTATTTTTATCTTTGCTCCACCCAGAAATGTGTTTACATAATTTAATAAACTTTTTATCCCAATTATCCATTCAAAATTTGTATTATCTTATCTTTTATCCCCATACGTTTTATACCTTCGTTTTCATTAGGGCAATGAACGAAGTTTGGATGTAACCATTCATCCATATTTAAATCATCAATGGCAACCCATTTAATGTCTTTCTTCCAAGCGTTAGCTTCCAACCATGCATTAATTTCATCAGCACGACCACCTTCAAGATTATCACCCTTATATGTTTTTAAGGATGGTGTAAACCCTATAGGCCCTTTCAACACTCCGTTATGACAAAAAATTTCACGCATTTCATGCAGAGTATATTGATTTCTCCAATCAGACGATAAAATGATTTCAGCACCAGTCTCACTAAGTATAAAATTTAGATAAACAACCGCTTTTTGGTCAAACATGTAGGCACCCCACTTGTTATTTTTTCCTTTACCATAACAAGATGTTGTTGCTAATACTCCATCAATATCTAAAAATATAACTTTCATGAGACAAATGTACTAAAAATTTTTGGAAAATCAAATGTTTTGGTCCTTTTTTCTTAAAAAAGCATACCTAATAATCATACTACCATGAGTTTTTCCTTCATAAGGTATAGAAACAATTGGTTGCATATCATAAATTAAAAGACCTTCAACAGAACTATAATTAGGGTGTGTATTGATTCTTTCTTCCTTTCTAATCAGCCATTCTTGAAAAGTTTCATTTACTTTCAAACATTCACTGCGAACACACCAATGAAATACTTCCCCATCAATTAATTGTGGGGAAATAGTATTTTCATCTTGTAATGGTTTATCAATAAATATTATTTTCATGGAACGTATCTAACAATTGTTACATACTCACCAATCATTTCTTCTTCAATGATTTTCTCAATGATATCCCAATCATCGTATTGTGAATAAATATTTACAACTGTTGGTGTTGTGTTTACAGTATGGGTAATAGTACCCATCTTTGATTCATCACCAGCAACTGTTGCACAATCAGCAGCGTATGCTTCTGGGAACGCATGCTTAATTTGTGGTGCGATACCAGCACCCATAGCACAGAAACAGTTACAGCCATGTGCTATTACATCGAATTTTCCTTCTTTGGCCATTTTCACTAAATCGCCATCTACATATCTAATCATAGTTCTATTTTTAGTTTATTTGAAGATGATGTTTCATTAAATCAACACCATTAACTTTAATATTATGAATAACTGTGAAAAAATAACCATGTGCATAACTAAATAGCTCAGTGTGTAATTTAGCTGCATGGAAACCATTTTTATTTAATGAAATATGTTTTTCATCATTTAAATAAATAGCAATTTCTTCACCCTCATCTTTTATCGATACATTGCAATTATCAGCAACATTGTTTTTAACTAATTCACCATCAAATTTCGTTGGTTCTAAATAATGTGCCATATATTTTAACACAAAGTTAACAGCGTGTGAATTGTTAATCTCTTTTACTTCGTTGGTTGTAGTAAACGAACAACCGTATACATTTTGTTTTTTACTCATTACATTTCTATTTTTATTGTTTTTAATTTTTCTCTTACTTGCATTATTGCTTCACCTAACCAATTGGTTCCTTGCCATTTTGATTTGTCGTGAACTCTAGCATCTGATTCATGTAACCCAATTCCCCAGATTTTATCTTCTGGACTAGCTTCTACAATTTCTCTGTCACCAGTAGCCATAAGTTCAGCCATCATTTTAGGGTTTTGAGTAAATTTGGCATAATTTGCATCGTATACGATACCTCTACATACATCTTCCCATTTCTCTTTATCAAACCCTTTAACTCTACGACCAAATGCTTTTTGGTCACGTGGACTAGTAGCATACATAATCATCTTGTGACTTTCTATGTCGTTGAATAATAATGCTTTTTGCGCCATCATATATTGCTCACAGCAATTATATAGCACTCCTTCTATTTCAAATGTGGAAGGACACCATTGACTGAATGTCCCACCCCAAAAGAATACGTATTTATCTGTTATCATTATTGTTATTTTTTATCTTAAATATTCTAAAGATGGTTTTAGACTCATTATTCTTGCCCTACTACGAATATCTTCAAATTTCGTTTCAACCAATAGTTTACCATCTTCAAAAATAGTTATTAATTCATCACGTGAACTTTCATACCCATCTTCCAATGAAGTTACTGTATGATAAGTGTAATCATTGTAATCTTTAACCAATTTCAAACGACCTTGTTTAGATTTTTTGAATGATGGTTTTAAGTCACCATTTTCATCAACCTCTGTTGGTGATTTAACTAAATCACGTTGTTCACCATTTACAACTGCAAAACATGCTTTTGTTGCAAAGTTTTGAGTATCACGGTTGATATCAGCTTGTAACAATTTACCACCCATACCAAACACAATGTTCTCAGCAGAAATACCTAATCTGTATAACTCTTCGTAAATCTCACGAATTGAATTAATGTTTACACCATCACCTTGGATTACACGAACTTGTGGTGGTAATACTTTGAACCCTTTGTCGTTTACTGTGTAACCAAATTTATCAAACAATATTTCAAATACTGCTTTCAACGTGTTGACAACGTGACCAGAATCTGGACGGATAACTAATTGGTTACCTGGAGTTGATGGACGAGATAGAATCAAATCACGTAACTCAGTTCCCCATTTCTCAGAACATGCACGTAAGATGTGATAAGAGTCAGATACACACGCTACAATTCCAGTAGGGTATTTCTCCAACGTTCTTCTCATCATTTCAACCTCACCTTCTTCACCTTTCATAGTCATGATAGAGTGTTCAGTTGCTGGTACAGATAATCCAAAGATTGTATCTGTATTGTAGTAATCACAAATACGTTTTGATGCAGCTGTTGTATCAGAACCCATAAAGTTAATCAAGTGTGCAGCGCCACCATAACCAGCTGATTGTACTGAAGATACACCTCTGAAACCGAAATCATTCAATACGAACTCAATAACTGTATTCATTATATCAGTTGGTAACGCAACAGTTTTGTCAAAATATTCAATAACGATTTTTTTGACCTCACGTGATAACGTAGCAACTGTGATTGGATACCATAATTGCATCATGATAGTTTCTAAGAAGTTAGTTAACCAATAACAATTAGGGTCAGTGTTCTCAATAGTCATAAGAACGTTTTTAACACCTACTACTGTACCTTCTTTTACTGCTTTGATACGTACTGGTAATTTACCACCATGAACATCAATAATGTATTGGAATTTAGATTTGTCAAACACATCATCACGACCAAACACACCATGTTTAGTACCTAAGTACTCATACGCTTCTTCTAATTCTTCTTGTGTGATTGCAACACCTTCCAAATATTCTTTGATGAACATTTCTAAACCAAACCATACGGTTTCGCTAAATTTACCACCACGTGATTCCATATATGAATAAACAGTTGTTGTATTGTCTTCGTAGAATTTGTGGTGTGAATACTTATAAGCATCACCCATAAGTACTAGGTTGTTAGGTTTATCCAATACTTTTGAAATAAGACCTTCCAATGTTTCAATTTCAGACCAATCTTTGTTTTTGATTGCTTCTGCTAATCTAGATTTAATCACATTTTTTAACGCTAAATCTCTCTTCATTCTTCTAGTTTCTGATTGCATACTATTTTATGTTTACTATTATTATATTCTTTTCTAATTTCTCTGCTTTGGTGATACTATCTTTAGTTCCTTTAGATTCACCGTCCCAAAATGCTATTATTGTATCAGCATTGTTAACAATATCGGTATTTCTCAATGGACCAGCAGCTGGTCCATGTTTCTTCCAATCTGGTTTAAAGATAAGTGTTTGAATGTTATTTTCATTTGCATATCTTTCACCCAACGAATCAGCACCTTTTGCACCACCACTAACCAACAATGTTATAGTAAATGGTGATAATGTAGTTTTAACCAATTCATAATCGTTGAATCCTCTGCTACCAATTACTGCTACTTTCATGCTATACTTTCGCCATATTTAATTTTTGCTTCTTTAATTTTACCCTCACCAGTGTTTTTCTCAATCAACTGTGTTTTAAGTAAAAATCTGATTAATTTTTCAAACAATTCTTGGTGTTCTGTCATAATTTGAGATAATTCAATATCAAATGGGTTAACCCAATGCAAAGATGCAATATCATCAGATGGTTCAATTCTACCCCATAAGAATTTACCAATAAACAATGTTGTCATGATACCAGATTCTGTTTTAGCATAACGCCAATCGTTTACAGCACCACTACAAACATACTTTATATCTTCAATTTCAGCATTACCACCAGTTTCTTCTTTAAATTCACGTTTTGCTGCTCTTTCCCATGACTCATCAGTTCTATCAACAAACCCACCAATAAAACGATAATTGTCTTCGTTTGGTTTTTTAGCCATTAGGATTTGCCCTTTATCGTTATATACTGTAATATCAACAGTAGGATAAGTAACTGGTCTAGCAGCGTATGTTGCGTGGATTACACCAGCTCTAAAGTCTTCTGATGCTAATATTTTTCTTGATACTTCTTTACGTACTTCTGTACCAGAGTAAAACACATCGGTTGTATATTCTATAATCGGATATTTACCATTATAGTAAGGGATAAATGAGTCACGACTACCATACAATACCGCTGATAAATCACCAAAAGGCACTTTAATTTCAGCATCTAGCGTTTGCGACCATTGTGTGTCAGAGCGTTTATCTTTAAGTGGTAACACAACAGCTTCTGGGTATGCTGCTTGTATCATTGCTCTTCTTGTTGCAAAATCCAATGGATTGTTTTTTGTGTTAGGTATAACTGATACACCTAAAAAGATTATTACTTTTTTATGGTTTTTAAACACCATATCTAATAGTTTCTTTTGACCATCATGTAGTTGGTGTACTTGAAACCTTGCTACGACAACACCGATTTGATAATCGGTTGCGTTAATATTTGATTTTTGTTCCATATCTTTTTTATTTAATACAAATGTATGAAAAAAAATCCGAATAATCAAATTATTCGGACTCTTTTTTTATCTAATAAAACCCATTGTGGATTTTTCTTTTTCGACTTGACTGGAATAGAATCCTTTGTATGATTCTGTAATCAATGATACAGTATCATTGATACCCCAGTTTTCGTCATCTTCTGACATTTCTCTGATGTTATCAGCTAAGTTAGCGATAAACGCACCAGTGATTTTTGCTTTTTTACCGTTTATTGTTCCAGTCAAAGCATCATAAACGTCTTTAACTCTCCATTGCTCTGGTAAATGAATATCACATACTTTGATGATTTGTTCTTCATCTAAGAAACTATAATCCAACGTGAAATTAAAACGACCTGGTCTTTCAGCAGCTTTATCAACCAATCCTTTATCGTTAGTTGACGCTAACAAACTAATTTTTCGTTTCTTCACACCATCAAAGAAAGATAAGAACTGACCTAATAATCTAGTGTAACTTCCGTTATCACGTGAACCTAAATATAAGTCGATGTCGTCCATAATGATTACAGCGTTCTCAAATATTTCACAAGACTCCATAATCATTGTTAAATCATCAGCGTGAGTAAAATCTGGGATAATAAACGTTACATTTGGTACTAGTTTTCTACACATTTCACGAATTGATTCCGTTTTACCAGTTCCTGGTTCTCCATTAAGTAAGTATCTAGCATTACCACCTCTAGAAACTCTAGTAACAAAGTGTTCAATGAATTTTCTTTGAGTTTCATTCAAAATTAATTCATTTGATGATTCTTGAATATCAATAATCTCAATTCCTTTGAATCTATAATCTCTTAATTTAACTTTGATACACTTACCAACATATTCAGAATTGTTAAACGCAATCTTTTTAATGTCTTTAAAGATTTCAAAAAGTTTTGTTTCATCCATCATATTTTTACAAGCAATGTGAAGTTGCATAATTAATTCACCTCTTCCATCAATATAGATTTTAGTTTGAAAAATAAAATCGTTATCAACGTCTTTGATTTTACCTTTAAACCAGAACGATTCAGTGTTATCAAACGCACCATTAAAATCGATACGACCAACACCATCAGTTTTACCATAACTGTCTAATGTGATATCAGTTTTAATTTTTTTACGATAAGTATCGTATAAAAAAGAGTTAATTACAGCTAATTCGATAATACTAATATCATCAGTATATCTATCAGTTTGATATTCTTCTAGTTCTAACTCATCATTAGTTTCAACTGCTGTAACACCCAAACTAGGGTATTCAGTTTCTATTGTTTCATTATTTTTCATATATTTATTTCGTAATGTACCTATATCATTTCTAGCATATGAAGCTTCTCTACTTAATTTTTCAATTAACCTTTCATGCTTTTTAATTATGTAATCTTCAATTTTTTTCTTTTTTTCGCTCATATTGTTTTAGTTTAGTGGTGTCCAACTTTCTCGATTTCTTTTGTTGACATCATCTGTTTCAAATCAGTATAATGTAATGGTGTATAATCTGTCATACAACAACCAACATCAGTTACTTTTTTACTATAATACCATTCATAACTTGGGTCTTTCATCAATGAACCATGACAATGACCATGCAAATGCCATGCGCCATGGTGTGCTTTATCCCAAGATAGTATTGGGTAGTGCATCATCATAATATCTTGCCATTTTCTAGGGTTGTCTGGGTCTAACACCGATAAGTTGACATAATCACTCACTGTTTCAAATCGATTAAGTTTACGTATGTCTTTTTCCTTGTCATGGTTACCCAATATGTAATGGATTTTACCTTTTAATTGATTAACTAACTCTTGTGTTTGTTTTCCATTTTTATCAAATGATAAATCACCTAGATAAAAAACCACATCTTCGTCATCAACATAATGGTTCCAATTTTCAATAAGAGCGTTGTTCATTTCTTCTACATCAGCAAATGGTCGTTCATCGTATTTTATTACATTTGCATGACAAAAGTGATAATCAGATGTAAACCAAATTCGTTGATGGTCTAATTTTAATCTCATATGTTAATTAAATAATTAAATGTTAATAATAACTGTGTATAATGTAACACTTGGTCAAAACCTATGACAACAAAGAAATCATGGTAATTTTCTTCTTTGTATAATCTACTAGTCCATCTACTAGTAAAGTAATCTGTTACCCAATGCATTGCAAATATAGCGATAAATGATAACCATACACCACTAAATGTTATATGTATTGATGAAAACGGTAATACTAACGCCCATAAAAAGATAGTTGCAAATGTATAAACAGTAACATGCAATGTAAGATAGTAGTTACTGCTACTTTTTCTAGTGCTCATATGATGGGTTTGCAGAACAAAATCTGCAAACCAATGCACTAGTAATATAAATAAAACATACCAAATCATGCTAATACTTCTTTAACGATTTTTGACACTACTGCGTTATCTGCTTGACCTTTATACGCTTTATTGAACGCACCCATCATTTTACCAACATCATCAATACCATCTTTTTTAAATGTTCTGATGATTGAACGAATACTAATTTCATCCATTAAAGTTGGTAAGTATGGTTTAATGTATTCTAACTCAGCTAATGATTCAGCTGTGTTAGTTTGTTTCAAAGATTTTTCAATTTTCTTCAAAATACCCATAACTGTTTCATCATCGTCTTTACCAGAGCGACCAACTTCGTTTTGGATTTCACCTTTCACAACACCTAAAAAATTTTTTTTGTTCATGTCTTTAGCTTTAAAAGCCTCCATGAAATCTGCGTTAATTCTTTCTTTTAAACTCATTTTGTTTTATTTTAAATTAAAATTGATTCCCATCACCTTCATCAATCATTCTGATACAATACCCTTCGTATTCTTCATGAAATTCTTCTATCTCATATATAAAGTTTTCTCGCTCATCTTCGTAAGCATCATCTTCCCAATCCATATCGTTTGTTGGGTCTTCTTTTGACTCCTCATAATTATACCACGCAAAGAAACCTTCTGGGTCTTTCTTGTATACAACAACACCAGTTGGGTCATATGTTTCATCATTGTATTTGTTTACAATGTATGCATCTGGGTCAACTTCAACAACCAATTCAAAAAGTCTCATTAAAAACTCATGTGGATAATAATTTGCTGATGCTATATTCCATCTATCCATATCGATATCGTTTTCGATATAAACCCATTTAGCACCCATGTTGTCTAAAGACCAATTAATTAAAACGCCTTCTTTACCATCTTTATCGATAACTGTTTCTGGTTCATCGTAAAAAGCTTTTGCAAAGCTAACCATATCACTATAACCACCAGCTACTTCGAATCTTTCGTTGATTTTATCAATCGCCTCATCGTTAGCGTAAATTTGTACAATATTTGTTACTGTATTTGCCATTTATTTTTGTTTTTTAATTACTAAATAATGATGATAACCTTTATCACCGTCTGTCGCATAGAAAGCATATTTTAATTCGCCATTTTTAACCCTTTCAGCTATTTTAGCTTTTTCTTCAGCTTTAGCTTCAACAAATATTCTTTCATACTTGTTTTCAGCCTTTTTTACTTTAACAGTTTCTTCTGCTTCAGTTTTAACTTCTGGTTTAATTGGTTGTTTAGCAACAACTTTTGGTTTAGTTTCCTCAACGACAATAGGCTTTTCTTCCGCAACCACTCTTTTTTTGGGTTCAGATTTAACTATTGGTTTTGGTTGTGCTTTTTTCCTTTCAATACTCATAGGACAAATGTACAAACAAAAAATTAATAAAACAAATTAAATTACGATTTTCTTACAAAATATTTAAAACGATATTTGAAACCGTTTTCCTCATAGATAGCGCTTTCGTAGATATTAGTCCACTCTTCTTCATTAAAACCTTCAAGGTATGTATCACCTTCAACATCTGATAAAACCTCTGTTAAATACAATTTACGTGCAATTGGGAATAGTTCTTTGTAGATTTCACCACCACCAATAACAAAATGTTCTTCAATTCCTAAATTAAAAGAAGACATTTCATATGCTCGTTTAATCATATCTAAATTATTCATAACTATAGCGCCTTCAGCTTGGTAATTTTCATCTCTAGTTATGATGATGTTTTCTCTGTTGGGTAATGGTCTAAATTTTTCTGGTAGTGATTCCCAACACTTACGACCCATGTATACACGTTTTCCAGATGTTAAGTTTTTAAAATTCTTTAAATCATCTGGAATATGCCATGGCAATTCATTATTCTTACCAATGACCATGTTGGTAGACGCTGCTACTATAATACTTAACATCTCTTTTTACGAATTATTTCACCATTTTCTTCAGTTATTGAAACTAGTGTGTGTTTATCATACGTTGCGACATCAAAAACAACTGAACGTTTTTGGTCTAACCAACGTTTAAATATTAATTCACCTTTTGCGTTATATAGGTATAACTCATTACCTATAATTTCCTTTTTAAATGTTCCTTCCATAATGAAACTAGGGGTTTGTAAATATAAACTAAATTAACTAAAATAACCATGACGTTTAAAAACACCAATGGGTATCTTCCATGATAAGTTGAATACACGACAAATAGCATACAACCTAAAGTATTTAATAATCTTAATAAAATAATATCTTTAACCATGAAAGATATAAGTACTATTACTGAGGCAAAATATGCCATAATCTCCATATAATAATCCATCCTTAATTTGGGTATCTGATTACATAACTGACGATATATTCAGCTAGTAATTTAATGTTATTTTCGTTGCAATTCATATTAATTTAGTTTAATATTAGTTAATAATTCACAATCTAAACAATATAATGGTGGTTCTTGACCAATCGGTGTGTTTATATATGGTACACCATTATTTGTTCGTATTTCTGTAACTTTACAGTTATCATACTTACAGTGAACAAAACACATTGCTGCGTTACATCTATTACACATAGCAACTGGTTCACCAAAACTAATTGAGATTCTTGGTTTCATTTTGAATAGCAATTTCTTTTTCTTCAGTGCTCAAAAGACCTTTACCATACTTCTCAATTCTTTCGTAATACCTTTTCTTAACTTCTTCTGTTATTGGAATTGGTTTACCTTCATCGTTTATTCTAACAAACTTTATATTTGTTTTAATTGCTATTTCTTGGTCGCCAGTGTAAACATCGTGTTTTCTTAATTCAACATACAAAGTTACTGATGTTTTACCAAAATTCAAAACTTTTGCGTATAGTTTAATTATGTTATTAACTTTAACTGGTTTGTCGAATATCAAATCATCAATTTTAACAGTTACAACTCTTGGGGTATCACATATTTGCGCCACATACGCTGCACTGCTTTCATCAATTATTGATATCAACCTACCACCAAAAACATTTGAATGTACACCGACATCACTGGTCTTACATAAATAGGTAGTTACTAATTCCATATTTTCTTTTTTCACGAAATAATTAATTAATATTTTTTGACCTTTCTTTCACCTTATTATCTAATTGGTCATTATTTAAGCAGTAGCAGTCACCTTTAAAAACCCAACCTTCGTTTGTTCCAGCGTCATCTACTTCGCCCTTTTTCTTAAATATCGCTTCTTTGAAAAACTTCTCTTTTTCTTTCCAACCAATTATCCAACCTTTTGATAAATCTGATAAAATAGCAACGAAACAATAGTAATCACATTTCTGTCTTATATTGTAAGCGAAGATGTTAGCTCTATGATATGGTTTAGGTTCAAAGTTTTGTAATTTTGTTTTAACGTCAACTTTTTTACCTCTTATTATCATATCGTAATCATATGACCCAACATATTTTGTTATTTTTTTAAATTGGTCCCAAACAATTATTTCACCTAACGCACCAACTTCATTACCTTTTCCTTCAGTTACCGAGCCTTTCAAGACATTGAACTCATAAAGTTCTTTACCCCTTTTTCTTTGGTCGTCAGTAATATCAATCTCAATCATCCCATATTATTTTATTTAAACGTTATTTTAAAGCATTTTTGTTAATTGTTTTATTGATTCAGTAATCAATTCAGCTTTTAATGCGTATTTGTTTTGGTCAGCGACATCAATTAACATACATAATGTTTCACAAACACATTTGATATCGTTGATAATCATTTCACGTGCTTCCTCTTTATTTGTCGGTGATGGAATATCAGCACCTTTACCGATTAAAATTGCTTGTTCTCTGTCAGTATCAACATCAATTGTTATTAAATTCTTCATATTAAAATTTTTACTAAATATACAAATAAAAAATGGCTTTATCAAGTATTTATATATGTAAAACTTAATATTATGGCAAAAGCAGTTAAAACAGTATCTTCTACTAAAATTAGTAAAGGTAAAAAGAAAAGACCAGGAGTTCATTCTAAATGTAAAACTTCAGTATCTAAAAATGCTAAGAACTATAAAAAGAAAAGCGTAGGTCAAGGGTAAAAAAAAGAGGGTTAAATACCCTCTTTTTTTATTTTACATCTGATAATTTAATTTTTAATTCTAATCGTCTATCAAACCATTCTAAAAACTCTTCTTTTGTCATTTCATCAACAATTTTATTGAATCTTTCAGTGATATGTTTTGTATCTATTTCTAAATTTAAATGAGAGTTTTCTGGTTCAACATCATCTTTGTTATCAACCATAGTGTTTAACACACCAACAGATGTCGTTATAGTATCTCTCATTTTCTTAGCCCATGATGACCATATTGATAAATCACCAGTAGTCCAATCAGTTCTTGTTGATTTACTTAATTCATTAGCTAACGTTTTAATTAATTGTTTTTCACTATTCTTCATATTTCAAATTTATTTATAATTTCAAATGGTATAAACCCATCAATTCTAGTTTCAGCCACATCTTCAAAATGATTTAATTCTTCCACATAAAAACCACCCATTGTATAGTTGATAGTTAAAAACATTTTCTTTTCAGCGTCCCACATAGCAACATGTTTACCTCTCCATCTATGACCATTATAATATTCACCACCAATCAAATCTTTTTTAGGTATCATAGCATTAACCATACGTTCTAAACGCTTATGTTCTTTGATTCCTTGTGCTTTTTTTTCTTCTTCGTATTTGGCATGACTTTCTCTGACTTCATCAGCTTTTTCTTTGCCAATCAACTCAACTAATCTTGCGTATTTTTCCTTTTTCATTTGTTTTCTTTTTTATAAGCGTGAACCCAATTGATAAACTTGCTATAATTCTTTCTTACATGCATGCATCTATCCGAAAAACTACCTTTATTATCAGTACAATATTCAGTGAATTTATATATCAATTTCTTTGCTTCACCAAACATATTTTTATCGTTGGCATAGCCTTTTTCTAATAGGTAATTACCAACATGACTATATGTTCCAGTCCATTCTTTAAATCTACTCATAGTGCAAATGTACAAAAAGAAATTGATATAAACAAAAAATGCACGATAAAAATCGTGCATAATTACATGTTGGTTTAATTCTTGTGCGCCCCACGGGCCTCGAACCCGTAACCTTTCCGTTAAAAGCGGAAAGCCCGTCCACTTGAGCTTCGAGCGCAAATGTCACCTTATGGTGAATTTGTACCCCCGATGGGACTCGAACCCATGACCCCTCCATTAAAAGTGGAGTGCTCTAACCAGCTGAGCTACGAAGGCGTAATCTTTCCATTAACACTCGTAACCAGCTTGGCCGAGTGCTTTATCGTTTAATCTTTCGCTTAATGTTGATAAATGTTTTCATAGTTTCTATTTTTTAATGTTTTTATAATTTTATTTTAGTGGGGGCGGCTGGAATTGCACCAACGTTTTATCAAATTTACAGTTTGCGTGAATAATTTTGATTTTGCTGCAAACATTCTTTAATCTAAAAGGCAGAATGTGATTTATCTAACATTTCAACACCCCCATAATATGTGTCTCTCCACATCTGTCACACCACTTTGTATTCTGTTAACCTCACGATGGGCCCTAACGGTAAAACGGTGTCAAAAACCAGTATATTTTTATTTTCTTCCTTTAACCCAACCTTCGTTTAGGTATGTGTCTAACTCTTCTTTCTTAATCTTCTTATTAGAACCATCCTTAGTTATCCAACATGTACCATATTGACTGTTTGATTCACCAATACCTTTACCTTTAGATGATTCAGACATTTTCTTTTTAGTTTGGTCAGAATGATTTTTACCTCTAAATGGTGAACCAAAATCAAAACCAGAATGTTTTTGACCATTACTAATATTCTTACCTCTAATCAACTTTTCTTCTTCAGTTAAATTTGAATGGTAATTTTTAATAATTACAATTTTAAATTTTTCACCATACTTTTCTTTTAGTTTTTCATCACATTTAACCCTACCTAACTTTACACCGTCTTCGGATATAAACCCTCCTTCACCACCAACAACTAAATTCATACACTCATCTTTTGCTATTTCATCTAAAGTAACGATTTCTTTTTCTCTTTTTTTCAAATCGGCTCTAGTTTCACAAAATTCTAAAATTTCTCGCTTGAAATTTGATTTGCCATGTTTTCTAATAGCTAACCTCAATCTATTCCCACTACCTAAATATCCATCATCTAGACTATCGGTACTATGCATTCCTATATAATATCTACCACTTAATATATTAGTAGTTTTATATATAAAATGATACTTTTTTTCTTTCCTCGCCATAATTATATTCTTTTAATATAAATATGTGCTAAAACGTAAAAAGTACAAAAAACGGTCTCGGAGCAGATGAGGTGAATCGAACACCCATCCGAGCCTTGGCAAGGCCCCGTAATAGCCATTATACGACATCTGCATAGAGTGTGGTAGGGCAGCTGTCCCTTGAGGCACCCACACTTGTTGTTCCTCTTTTTGAGCGGATATTCAGAATCGAACTGAAATCCCAGGCTTGGAAGGCTAGTATAATAAAACCATTATACGATATCCGCAAATTTTGAAGAATGACAGTCACGGCCATCTCTAGGTTCATTCTTCTAATGTTAACCGTGGCAAAATATGGCTCGACCCTAGTTAACCTTGAGCCTTTAGTCGGATTCGAACCAACGACCCCTTCATTACAAGTGAAGTGCACTACCAGCTGTGCTATAAAGGCAAAAATGAATTTATTACGTTACTTAATAACTACTAAGTCGATAAAATTCTAAACGGTCTCATAGCGAGTGAGAGCAGTAGGATTCGAACCTACTCAGCGTTAACAACAGATTTACAGTCTGCCCCAGCTCTCCAACTCTGGCGTGCTCCCAAATAACAAGATAGTATGTTACGTGTCAAAATAAAAGTTTGATGTTTGGTAATTTGCTGAAACTATCTTTTATTATTATATTGCAAATGTACAAACTATTTTTTACATATGCAAGTTTTTTTTGTGAAAAAAATTCACTTTTGATTTCCGAGAGGGCTTCGAACCCCCAAATTCTCCCTTCAAAGGGGAGTGACTTTGCCAGTTTGTCTATCGGAAAATAGTCTAATTCTATGCAGTGGGGCTTCACCATATGGCACCCTATGAATTAGTAACAGTCTCTCGTGTCGAATAGGTTGGATTCGAACCAACGTGCTCGGCATTCCAAATGCCGCTAGATAAACCACTCCTATACTACTCGTTATGTGTCTAAATGGCAAGGTTCGAACTTGCGGTCTCTGCGTCCCAAACGCAGCGGAATACCAACTTTCCCACATCTAGATATTTTTAAACCAACATGTCAAATAACGTTCCTATTAATTGGGTGGCATAGGTGCCATAAACAAAAAAACCCAGTCTAGATTTCTCTGAACTGGGCCTTATAAGTGTTTTTATATTTCTTATAATGTAGTCAAGTCAAACAACATGACACGCCCAGTCGATTGCGGTTGTCCGCCTTTCGTATACTGTTTCGGTTGATATGTCATATAAGTTGTTTTCATTTTCTTTTATATTAAATATATGGTTTTTTTAAAAAGTTTAAATTTATACTACAAATGTACGAACTATTTTTACATTTGTCAAGTTTTTTTCAAACTTTTTTTAATTTTTTTTATTTTTATTTATTTCATCCCTTAATTCAGCTGCTTTTTCGTATTCTTCAGCTTGAATCGCTTCTTCTAATAATTCTTCCAAAGACTTAGGGTCTTCAAGTTCAAATGGCATGTCTGAAACTTCTAACTTAACAATTTCACCGTCTTCAACTTCCCATATAGACTTTTTAAAGTATAATTCATCTTCATGATAATACTCTACTCTAGTAGGTTCACCATATTCAGTGTCTATTTTGAATTTTTCATCATCATCAGTTATTTGTCTAGCGTTAGACAACACTTTGATTAATTTGGATAATTCATCACTAAACCCTTCATTTTTAGGTTTTTCCTCTTTTTTATTTTTCTTCTTAGATTCATCTGAATTCTTTTTATTAAAGAACTCTTCGAATAATTCGTCAAATGTTTTCATTTTACTTTTTTTTTTTAATAAATTTTTCATGTAACCCAATAATCTTTTCTCTAATAAGTTTAATAGGATTTATTTTGTAAAGGTACATAAAAAATCCAAAAAAAACAAACGCTAACGTATACATAATTGCCATAGTCATCCAATAATTTTTTGTTAGTAGTGTAATGCTATAAACGACAACATCATAACCCAGTGGGTTTAAAAATAAAGCAATCGTTATAAATGTATTACCTAAAACTCTTTTTTTTAATCTAAAAAATAAGTGCGACAATAAGAAGAACACAAATGCTAATCCATATAGAATGTACATTGTACTCCAATAATCGTTGGTTAACTGCATCAGTTTGAAAACCAGTATGTCGAACCCTAGGGGGTTCAGAAAAGTCGCTATCATTAGACAAATTGTCCCCAGTACTTTTCTGCTTACTATCACATTCACTATCCATTTTTTATTATTTAAAAACAACAACCTTAACTCTACTTAAAAGTTGTTCTTATGAACTAAGTCTTTATTATAAATATCTAATAAAATTAAATATACGTCTATTTTTTAGATAATTCAAGTTATTATCATTATCATATGCTTCTTTTTCAAAAGAAACGTTATAATAACCTTTAGTATAATATTCAATCAAGTACCATATATAAAAAGGGATTATTAACATTTCCAATTGTTGTCTTAGGTGAATTCTTTCATGATTTATCAACTCTGGCGTTGCTTTCACTTTGCTATTAAGAATAACAAAAGGAAAGAACGCCATTGCTGATGGTAATTGACCTCCACCTAAAAAGAATGTCAAAAACCTTAAAAATCTATCACTTACTATTACCATTCCTCTTCAAAGTTATTTTGATAAACCCATATATGATTATATAAGTTTAATATTGTTAATTCAAATTGAAACGCTGGTGTATGTTCAGATTTCCATCTATCAAAATTTATTTTTAAATCAAAAAATGTTATACCATCTTTAAACGACCTTATTGGCGCTAATAATTGCAATTCCAAATTTAATCTTTTTGGTAATCGTCTGTAAAATATAAAACCAATAAATTTTTTCATTGTTAAGATTTTAATAAAATTTCTTTTATGTCTGCAACTAATTTTCTATGTCCATCACCATATTTTGTCCACGCTAAGCCCATTTTCTTTAAGTCATAGTGTTTCAATATGGTTGAATAATCAGTCACTCCTTCTGGGTTACCAATAATATAAATACTGTCAGCTAATTCAGCGGCCAATCTGATATCATGTGTTGAGAATATGATTGTATTATATTCATCAGCATCCAAAATCTTTTGAAATGATGTTTTTACTTTTTCAATGTTCCCAACATCTAATCCAGAGAATGGTTCATCCAAAATCATAAAGTGTTTAGATGATAACATTTGCTCAATGATTGCTGTTCTTTGTCTTTGACCACCAGATAATTCACATGAGTATTTATCTTTATGTTCTAACAAACCCCATTCAGTCAAAAACTCAGTAATCAACTTATCTTTTTCTTCCTTTGTTGCTTTGCTTTTTCTCAAAGCATATTGACAAATTTGATACACTGTTTTATGTCTAAACAACGTGTATTTTTGGTCCACAAACCCTACATCACCCTCAGCTAACACTTTAGCATCGTCTGCAACTTCAGTACTCATGTCACTAATCAAAATCTGACCAGACATTGGTTTAACCAATCCAGTCAACGCTCTGAACAAAGTAGATTTACCTCTACCAGAACGACCTAACACAGCAATTGTTTGGCCAGTAGATGCGTGACCATCTCTTACTATGTTTTTCTCAATGATTGAAACATCTTTAAGAATTGTTTTCCCTTCATATCCAACACTAATGTTATCAACATATAATATTGTATCTTGTTCTCTATAACTCATATTATTTTCTTTTTTTAGATGCTAAAATTAAAAACTTATTTTTTGGTTTATCAGTTACTAATGATGTTGTGGGAACTGGTTTATCTGAATATTTATAATATCTTTCAATAATGTCATTAAGATAATCACTTTCAATATTATACCTACTTTTCATAACTTCACCAATTTCATTAAATATTAAATCAGCTTCATACGTTCTTTTATCATGAATTAAATCTTTATTATCCCATAACAATACTTTTAATTCATCTATTGTTATAATTTCATTTTTCATATTTAATAGTTTGAATATCTGAATATCAACTTACGTAATTTAGTGATGATAAAGTCTAACGATAACCCTACAACAACTATTATTATTTGTAGTGCAATTACTCTACCATTGTCACCCAATTTATCACTATTTTTAATTAAGAATCCCATACCACCAGCAGCTGCTAATATAGATTCAACCGTTACAAGCATCATCCAAACAATTGCTAAGTTTTGTCTTACCAACTCTAACACATAATCTAATCTACCTTTGATAACTACTTCCCATAGAATCTCCCAACGATTGCATCCTAGCGTTTTTGCGTGGTCCAATTCTTCTTTGGGGATGTCTTGTATCATTTGGATAAGAGATGTCGTTAGAAACGTTGTCATGAACACTACAAGCACCCATACTTGAAGACTTCTAGCATCGTTGATGATAATTGCTAAATAGAAAGCAATACCAGTCAATGGAAGATATCTTAATTTGGATATAAACGTTCCTACTGGCTTCATAATTGGAATTGCTGTTGAATATGCAATAACCAATGAGATAATCACTGATAAGAACACAGCGTGTGCACATAAAGCGATTGAACTAACAATGTGAACTACTAACCCTTCAGCCCATAAATCTCCAAACCCATGAATAACTTGTGTTGGTGTTGGGAACATATGTGATGTTCCAAACATATTTAGTGTCCAAAACACCAATATAGCTACTAACCAACCTAACATAATAGTACCTTTAGAAGTACCTTTTAAATCTTGAAATGGTTTTATTAAATTTTTCATATTTTTATTTTTTAAAAGTTTAAAAAAAGCCCCTAACAAACGCTAGGGACTTTAATTAAGTTGTGGTAGATTATTGTAACAATGTTATTTCTACACGTCTGTTTTTCGCTTTACCATCAGCAGTAGCGTTGCTTGCAACTGGATTAGTATCACCTAAACCATCCACAAATTGGATACGAGTTCTAGGGATTCCACGATTAACCAAATAATCAACAACTGAGTTAGCACGACCTCTAGACAATACCATGTTAGATTGTGAGTTACCAACGTTATCAGTGTGACCAATAACTTTCAATTTGGTTTGCTCAGCTTGAATTAACAAGTTGTAGATAGTTTCTAGAGTTTTTTCAGACCCTTGGATAGTTGTACTTGCAGTTGCAAAGTTAATATTCCATTGTCCGTCAGCCATCACTTTAGTTTTATTTTCAGCATAGTTAAACGTTTGTGTTTTACCAGCATCAACATCAGTAATTGATTTCAAAAAGTATAAGTTAACAGCATCTTCGTATTGTACAACACCATCTTTACAAGTTTCATTGAAACCACATGGATTCAAATCTGTCAAGTACATAGATACTTGGTTGTATACCGCTTTATATCTGTTGTTACCATCAGTGATTCCGTAGTATTGCATAGCATCAGCGTAGTTAAACACTCTTGTACCACCAATATTATAATCTAAACCACCTTTTGTACCTTTTTGACCTTTAAACAATTTATACCAATAGTCAGCTGTTTCAAAGTTATATGTTTTTGCAACACATTCAGCAGCTTTACGAGCCCATCTATCGTATTGTTTAATTTGGTTACATGCTGTATAAGTTTGTTTCAAGATATTTGTTACTTCTTTTTCATGTTGTAACGCCCATTCTTTAACAACTATGATTGATGTAGCCATTTGGTTAACAAAGTCCTTTGTAGATACAACATCTGTAAACCCAGTCAATGCATCAAAAGCCATTTTATCACCTGGTGTCCACGTAGTAGCACCATCAATTTTATGGTTAATTGTTTTACCAGTTAATTTACCATCTTTAACTTCTTTCAAAGGTACAGTAAATCCAGTGTTTTGAGATTTAATCAATTCTTTTACAGAGTTGATAAAGTCATCATCTTGTGATGGTACAAAGTTCAATGCATTAGGGTCATAAGTTGTTGGGTCTGGGTTAACTGGTACACCATTTGCAGATGCATAGTTTACTGCTACTACCCAATCTCCGTCACCGATAACAGATGACACAACAGCACCTCTAAGCGTTTGTGGGTTATCTTGCCATACTTTAGGACCTATTAACTTATCTTCACCATATGATAAACCGATTGCACCGATATTAACTACATGATATTTACCTTTACCAAATTTCTCATCTAACGCTTTTTGTGTCGTTGTGATATAGAAAGGTACACCATCACCCATTATCGATACAGCAAAAGCTGATTTTTGTGATTTAGGGTATGCAACACCTTTGCTAAATTCTTCAACGAACTTGATTTGCATATCGCGTAAACCACCAACCATGTCTTGTCGCACGATTTCTAAGTTTACGTTAGCTGCTTCCATTAGAGACCCTTCAGTTGTACGAGGTCCACCATTTGCTACAATCATACCAGAGTTACCATTCCATGCATATTCAGCAATTCTAATTAATTTGCTTTCGTCAAAGTTACCAGAAACTTCTGCACTTGGCAACGGTAATTCAGCACCTTTTGTTACGTTATTCAAATCATCAGTATTGATTGTTAACGCTTTCATTTCTTTCGATACTGCAACTCTTAAACCTGGAGAAACAAAGTATACGATTGTTAATACGATAGCTAAACCTAATCCTACGATTACACCCTCAGCTAAAGTTGTCAATTTTGGTTGTCTTAAAATTCTTCCCTTTTTCTTTTTTTTTTTTTTGTTTTTACTCTTTTTTTTTACTTTACTATTTTACTTTTTATTTTTCTTGTTTCTAAGATTAAAATCTGTATTTTTTAATAGATTTAATCCACTCTAACAAGCAAGAGATTTTTACATGATTCGATGTTTTTGACATTTTTCTTTTTTTTAATTAAACAATTTATATTTCTAATTTCATATCACAAATGTATGGAGAATATTTCAATTCTCCAAACATTTTGTAACATTTTTTTTAAAATAAATCTCCGAAACCTCCAGATTTAACTCTATCTGACTGAGTTAGAACATATTCTGGGTTAGAATATTGTTTTGCCTCTGGGATAATATCTTGACCTACTTTGATTTTGTCAGCGATAACATTTAAGTTTGCATACAATTCATCAGAATCTAATGAATAGTTACTAGTTAACGTTTCGATATCTTTCAAGTTTCCAGCAGTGATTGCGATATCATTAGCGATTGTAGATGTAACAACATCCAACGCATAATCTAACTCCCAACCTTTTGTGAAACCCATCGCATTTTTAGCAGCTGTTGTAGCAGCGTTTGATTTTTGACCAAACTCATAGTCTTTCTTCAACATATCAACAGTGGCATCAAAGTCTTGGATTTTAATATCCATAACAGTTTCAACCATTGTTAATTTTTGACCCATTTTCTTCATAATAGCGGCACGAGAACCGTATTTTTGAACAAAGTCTTTTTGTTGGTTTAATCTGTTAGCTACACGTTGTCCTTCAGCCAATGTTTTTTGCAATTCAGATGCATAATTAACATATTCATCTTCAGCTTTAGCAGCCGTACCCATTTTTTGCACCATTTGGTCCATTGCTAATTTAATCTTTTCAGCTTTACCTTGAAGAGAGATAATTCTAGTTTGACCAGACTCAGCTTCTTTTTCAGCTTTATCAGCTTCAGCTTCCATTTCAGTTTTCAACGATGCAATGTTTTGTTTAGAAATTCTGAACATACGTTGGTTTTCAAGCAACTTAACCTTTTCAGCTTCTAATTGAGCAAAAGGGTCGTATTTAATTAACGCTTTATGTACGTTACGTGTAAATAAACGAATCCCTTTCAAGATAACTGGTGCCATTATAATACCAGCAACGATTAATACTCCAGTCGCAGCCACAGCCATAAATTGGCCAATTGCTTGGAAAACTGGTGGTAATACATATGTCCATGTCAAATAACCAACACCAATTAGTGCGGCCAATTTGAAGAACCAGAACATTCCTTTCTCACCTTTACGGAAGTTGTCTACTTTGGTAGCAATTTCGTTTTGGTTAAAGTGTTTTAAAATTGGTAACTCAGCTAAGTTAGCATTTAGCGTTGTTGTTTTACTTTGTGTACTCATTTTTACTTTTTATTTTATGTTATTAATAATTCCACTTTTAACTTGTTCAATAGATTGAACAATTTGGTTTTTTGCCATTTCATTGGCTCCTATTTTGCTATCTACCTCACTAATCATTGGTGCGTATTTAACGTCAATCACAGACAATTTATTTTCTTTGTCAGCAATCTGTGTTTTGATAGCTTCTAATTGTTGTCTTAACAAAGATAATTCATTTACCAATGACTCATTCTCATGTTGCTTTTGAGCCATTAAATCTTGTTTCTTAGCAAGACCTTTGCTATTGTAATCATTGTAAACTTTGTTGATTTCAGCAATATAAAATTCTGATTGCTGAACTAGTTTATCTTTGCTAATACTTTTATCCATTGCAGATGCCATTGTCAACGCCATTGGATATACTTGAGGGTTGTTAACACCAGCTTGCATGATTGCTTGATAAAACTCATAGAAATCATACCCAGGTTGGTTCAATGAATCGAACCCTCTTTGGTATAACTCTAATGTCGCTTGTAAATGCTCATTAGATACAGATGTTGACATTGTTGGTTGTGGTGTTGGTTCATCACTTTTACCAAACCCAAACACACTAAATATACCACCACTTTCTTCACTTGTAGGTGTTGATGTGGGGAATTTTGTTGTAGATGGCGTAGGTGTTACAGCCTCTTGTTTTGGTTCGTTAGCGTTTTCATCACTAACGATAAATAAATCTTTTAATCCCATTTTCTAAATTTTTAACGTTGATACAAATGTATAGATAATATTTTAATTATGCAAACTTTTCTGGAACTTTTTCTATGTGTCTTGTTAAAATAATATAAGAACACCATGCAATGTCTTCTGTTTGCTCAAAAAAACCTTCTTGTATTTTATAATGTGACATATCACAATTCCATAACGCTGATTCAATACCTTCACCAAATCGATTGATGTTGGTTGGTTCTACTCTAGGTACTGGAACTTTTAGGGTTTCTGGTAGATATTTTTCTTCCAATTTATGATACCATTTACGATTATCATAAAAAACTTTTAAATAACCTTCTTTATCTTCTTCCCTTTTTTTATCACTAAACCAATATGGTTCTTCATTTTTCTGTAAGGTTTCCCATTCAGCAGTTTCTTCTTCTGATACTTGGATGATTTTTCTAGATTTTAGCATGTCTGTGCTAAGTGTTGGTAAATGTAGTGCTACAATGTATTCACCAACCATCATACCTAATTGATAATTCAACGGTATTGTACTTTTCTTACTCATTTAAAACATTTTAATAATAAAACATTGTTGAAACAGAGTGGATTCGAACCACTATCTCACTCTTTGTACGTACCGCAGAGCGTAATACCATTATACTACTGTCCAATCCTTTTGGGCCGAGAGTTTAACCTCCGAGCATCCACCACTTTGTTTTACTAAACAAAGAAAATAAGAAGAACAGAGACTAGTGGGAATTTACCCATTGTGGCCACAATCTCATTCAACCTACGGTTACAAACCGCAATAATTGAACTAACACTAGTTTGTTCTTGTACAGCGTGTTGGAATCGAACCAACGTCCCCCACTTCTATAGAGTGGACTCTACCACTGGAGCTAACGCTGTAAATGAGTACCAAGATTGCCCTTTTTTTTGTGCTACCCTTACACCACACGCCCCTACCTCTGTTTTAGGACATGCTGGGATTCGAACCCAGTCCCTTTGTTATCTATACAAATTTTTAGTTAACTTGCTGAAACAATCTTTTAATTACTCTGTAAGACAGAGGACTTAATACTGGGGGAACAAGATTACTTTTTTGATACGTGCTCTATCCGCTGAGCTAACCGCCCAATTAAGGACAGTATGGGATTCGAACCCATGACCACGAGGTTAACAGCCTATTCAGTTTTTGTTGCTGAAATAATCTTTCTTTCCCTTGTAACATTCTACGCAGTTCCCCACGTAGAATATTATTGCTAATTACTTACCAGCTGGTGCAACGTTAATTGAACCTACTGACCCAGCTTTTGCTCTTTCGATACCAGCTGAACGCTCTGCATCTAATTGTGCATACAACTTAGTCACTTGTTCTTGTAAGAACTCGTTTTGAGTTGCTAATGTACCAATTTTAGCAGCGTTCTCAGCAGCGATTGCTTTGTTCTCAGAGTGAATCAATTTGATTTCATTCTCGTACTGAGATTTCAAAGTAGCAGCAACTGTTGCAACTTCTTTCTTCACTGTGTTTTCAGTGTTAGCTTTAGTTGAGTCTAACTCAGAACGTAAAGTTGTTAATTCACTTGTTGCGATAGAAGTGTATCCGTTTGCACGTAACCACTCGTTAACAACTCTTTATTGGTTAGCTTTGAAAGACAATTCTAACTCAACGTCAGCTTGTCTACGTTTCTCAGCGTACTCTACTTCTAATGAAGCGATAGCTTCTTCTTTGTTAGCTACTAACAATGTTAATTGGTCAGCTTGCTCAGACAATGTTGTTACAGTTGCTGTAGCAGCTTTCAATTCGTTAACAGCTTTAGTGATTTGCGCTGCCGCTTGTCCTAAAACTACTTCTGTGTTTGCAGAAGCTTTTCTTGCTGGTGTACTTTTTGTCGCCATACTCTTTTTACTTTTTTTTTTACTTTTTTATTATGATTATTATATCCAATTTTTATGTTACTAATGTACGAACATTTGATTCAAAATGCAAGTTTTTTTTGTAACTTTTTCAACTTTTTTTTTAATTTATGGAATCGTTGACTTCCATGTTTAGATATAAATCAACATCTATATCTCTAAAAATTCTAAGATAACCATCTTCACATTCAATAGTGATATAATTATTCTTTAAATTTCTATCAGATTGTAAACAATTACCACAATCCATTTTTACAATTCTACCAACTGGTAATTTTAACTCTTTGGTGTTCCAAAGTTTTTTTGGTTTTCTGTAAACCTCAACAGTTTGAGTTACAACTTGTGTTTGAACTGGAATATCCAAATCAATTCTTTGCACTTCAACCGTTTCTTCTTGTTTTGGTTGTTCTTTACATGAAATCAATCCAATACCAATAACAAACATTAAAACAATTTTCTTCATGTTTTTTTTTTATTTAACAATGTTCACCATCACCATCACCTCTTAACACTAGCTTATCACCAACACTTAAACTATCAATAAATTTTTGTGTTATAGTAAATGAATCCGTATCAGAGTTATCATTGTGACAATATATCCAACCACTACAACTAGCTAAATTTTGTTCATCTTCGATAAATGAAGGAGTACTTGCATCCCAACCATGGAAATTTTTAGATAGAACTTTAAGGTCTAAAAATTTAAGCTTGTTTTCTAAGTCTTTAATTTCAACATAAAAATCTAACCCTTCAATATCAATTAATTCTAAAACATCTTCGAATTTATCTTCAAATTGTTCCCACATTTTGTTTTCTATAAATTCTTTAGCGTTAACATTTTCTAACCCTAATTCAGCCATAGTAATCTCTTCATAAAGGTCTTCATCTTCATCATCAGCAACAACCATGATTAAAACATCGTTTTTCTTTAAATCTTCATAAGATTTACGTTGTTTAAAACTATTTTTGTTTTTTTCAATGAACTTTTTTATATCTTCAGAAGAATTTTCTTCTTTTTTTGTGATACCAATTCTTTTAACCAAAGATAAACTAGCATCCCATGAACCACAACTTCCCATTTGTTTTTTTTTTATTTTACGTTATTTTGTGTTGCCAGTAGGATTCGAACCTACAGTGTTATGTCACAACCCCCGTTTACCCCATCACCCACACTTGACAAGGTGTAGTCTAGTCTTTACAGACGGGTCAGTGGAGTGAGTCTACCAAATTTCTCCATAGCAACGATTGGTGTCCCTTCCACACGTGGATTGATTAAGGGGACTCTCGCCCCGTCACCAAAACCCAAACAGCTTAACTACGGGAATAGTTTCTGTTCCGTGTGGCACCAATATTAAAAATTAGTCATGTCTGTAGCTTCTGACATAGTTACCTATGATTATCAACCGTTTTGTTGCACCTAATAGAACTAATTTTATTTTCTTCCTTTAACCCATCCTTTATTTAGGTAGATATCAAGGTCATCTTTTTTAATCTTTTTATTCGAACCATCTTTGGTTATCCAACAAGTACCATATTGACTGTTTGATTCACCAATACCTTTACCTTTAGATGCTTCACTTATTTTCTGTTTAGATTCCTCAGTATGTTGTTTACCAGCAAAAAACCCAACATTACCATTTTCATTATAAAATTTAATTAAAGATTCGCTAATCTTATTTTTAATTTTATCTGTAGACATAGTTTTTTTCATATTTTCAATTCGTTTAGATTGATTAATTTTTAAATTTTGTAATCCAACCAATAAAAATTTTTTTCTATGTTCTTCATTAATAAAACCTCCAGTACCACCGCCTTTTAAATTCATACAGTTGTTATCTGTAATCATTTCTTCACTGATTGCTTTTATTTCAGCTTCAACCAATAACTCACGTGTATCAAAGAACTCTAATATCTCTTTTTTATGGTTTTCAACACCATATTTACGTATGCTATATCTTAATCTTTTTCCACTTCCCATATAACCATCATCTAGATTATTTGTACTGTGCATTCCTATATAATATCTATTTGTTATAATACAAGTAGTCTTATATAAGTAATGAATCGTTTTCTGTTTCCTTGCCATACATCTATTTTAATATAAATATACGACAAAGTACAAAAAAGTCAAGGGTCGGAAGGGTTAGACTCGAACTAACACTCTGCGGTTCCGATTAGCGTTTTATTTGCTGAACTTAATCTTTAAAACAGATTAAACTTTTTGCAATACCGCTGCCTCTACCAATTGGGCTACCTCCCGTATTAAGAGTAAATTTAAGGTTTCATTTACTCTTCTGCATTTCTGCCATCATAAATTACCGCTAAACCGCTAAATAAAGTTTCATTTATAATAGTCGAGTTTTTACTTTAAAACCATCACTACGAAAAAAGCAATTACTGTATGGTCGTAATTTACCTTCAGTTTTTAATTCCAGAATGTTTAAAGAGCCTATCTGCGGACATTTAACTGAAAACGTGACCTTTCGCTCTACCTTGTGACTTCGGAAGGATTCGAACCTTCGACCTACGCATTAGAAGTGCGTTGCTACTATCCAGCTGAGCTACGAAGCCAATTTGTGGAATTTTTCGGCTTTCCACTACCTATCTGACCATTCGCATCAGAACCAGTGGTCTCTGTTTTTTTCATCGTATTATTACTAATTAGGTACCACCCTAACCATACGACTATATGAACGGTAGTTCAAACGTATTTTATCATAGACATTCTACATATATACGTGGGCCATGGACAGCCCAATATTTTTTAGTGAGTAGCATTGTGATTTATGTGAGGCTCTACTGAGAAATATTTTAACGCTTTGCGTGCCTTTTCATGTTCACTACTCTAAAGATTCTACTCTCTCCATTACTGAGAATCACCTAAATGTGGTCCTTGATGGGCTCGAACCATCGACCTACTGATTATGAGTCAGTTGCTCTAACCTACTGAGCTAAAGGACCAAGTGTAACCGAATTTCGGTTACGCTTTTTTATAAATCTAACATTTTTTGTGGGTTTGAACCATATATGTTAATTTCATAGTTTTCTGGTAATTTAAGTACTTTAACTATTTCATTTTTAACAAATTTCTCCCACGCATAACAAATCAATTTAAGTATTGCATCATTAGTCAATCTAAAACTTTCATTGTTTTTAGAATTAAGTAATCTGTTTCTTAACGCTAGTATTGGTGAATTTTGTTTTAAATCAATACCAGTTGATAATTTAGTTAAGAAATCTTCAGCTAAAACATCATCAACTTCAGAAAACAAATAGTGGAAACTAGACACAACTGTTGCTGTTAATAATCCACAGCTTTTTAATGACATGTTTTTACCAAATTTAATACTTTCATCGATATTTTTTAAACTATTGTAGTATTCTTCAATATCAGTGTTAGATAATGTTCTATTATCTGAAGCTTTGCTAGTATAACTAAATTTACCAGTTTTGAAAGCGTTAATAAATTTACAAACAGCAGAAGCCGTTGTTGCGTTGCTTACACCAGCAATACCTAAAACATCAGAACCAGTTCTTTTTCTTCCACTATCAATAGTTGGAAAAGTTTCTGGGTCAATTCCAGACGTAACTAAAAATCTAAATGTCATTCCGCTAACAACAATGCCATGTAATCTGTGTTGTCCGTTTGATAAATTACCTTTTGCATTAAAAGATAAAGTCTCACCGTTAAACTTCCAGTTACCATTTTCCATTTCTTTAGCTAATTTAATCACATTAGTTTTAGAAAGAGGTCTATTCTCATTATTGTATTTTTCCAAAATTTCAGATGCTAAATCTGGTGTTACAACAATGAATCTAACTTCGCACTCATTACCGTCAACTACATAACGACCAACGCTAGAACCATTAATTGTGTATGCATCTAATAACTCAATTAACGCTGCGTTTCTTTCAATATCGACATGAGTTAGGGTATCCATATCGATTGTTTTACTCTCATTATTCATATTACTCTTTTTTTTTACAAATTTACTAACTTAATTTTAACTTTGCAAGTTTTTTTGCAACAAGAAATAAAAATTTTTTATTTCCTTCTTTTTCTTTCCATGTTTTGTATTCAACAATTGATTCATTCAACACATTAGTTACCCATGATTCATCTTTAATATCATTTGATTCTAAAACAAAATCATATAACTCCCATGGTGCTATTTCAGCATTATTAGTATTAATCGTTAGATACGCATATTTAACATAGTCATTTTCATTTTCTACAGAAATTGAATGGAAATCATCATCGTTTCCTTCATAATATATACCACCAACGTTTTCACCAAAACTAGTAACAATAAAAACTTCTGTACTACCATTATAACCACTAAAATGTTCTATTTGTTCATACAAACCTTTACCAATAGGTACCGACCAAAAACCACCATATTCATCATCAAACGAATCATTTAAGTCTGGGATAACATACAACTCATCACATGTTTCTAATAAATCATGTGTATAATAACCACCAGTGAACTCAACGATTTGAACATTAAACTTAGAAAGAGTTTGGCGAACTGCTGACACTAAGTTAGGGTTCGCCCTATTGGACTTTGCCAAATATACTCTTTTCATCTTTTTAGATTTATCTAGTTTAAAATACATGGATTACTTTTCATCAGAACCGAACCACTCGTTGTATATTGCTTGAGCTTCTTCCAACTCCATTTCTTTAAGAGCAATCTCCATTTTTGTTGAGTGTAACTCACGTACCCATAATTTAGCATCAAAGTCTTTTGAACCTGGACGTAAAGAATACGTATTGTCTGGCGCTAAGTCAGTTAGGTTAGCTAACTTGTTTTGTAACTCTAATTTTTCTTTCTTCAATGCTTGAACGAAAGATTCTACTTCTAATACAGTAGTGTCAGCTAACATTTTAGCTCTTGCTTCTTTGATTTCAGCGTTAGATGCTGATAACGTTTTTACAAACTTACTCATTTTATTTACTTTTTAAATTTATACTACAAATGTATGGATAATATTTTAATAATCCAAATATTTTTCAACTTTTTTTTTAATCTAAATAAATGTCGTGGTATTCAATAGCATACGCATCTATCATCGCACCTATTTCAAAATAATAATAGAACATAGTTTCACTATGTGAATGTTCTAACATACTAATAACGTAATTAGCAAGTATCTGTAATAGTTTTATTTTAAATTCTTTTTTCATATTACAAATATACATTAAATAATTGATTAATCCAAATTTTCTTCTTCGTTTTCTTTTAAAACTTTGTTACCTTTCGTATAAGGTGGGTCAAATACACAGTGACGACATCCACTGCCGCAACAAGTTCCTCTTTTCTTTAAATAATGTTCTGTGTATATGATTTTACCTTTTTCTAAGTAATAATCCTTACCTTCTTCAAAACTAAATTTTTCCATGTGGAACAGAAGAGAATCGAACTCTCCACTCTCTCCTTGCAAGGGAGAAACGCCAGCCTTGGTACATGCTGCCCCAGATAAATGAAGAAACCACGGTTTTACGGTGAATTACCAACTTCATTTTTATTTTAGACTTTTAAAAGTCAAGCGGTCTATGAGAGAATCGAACTCTCACCACAGCATAGACAGTGCCGTATCCTAGCCATTGGACCAATAGACCAAATAAAACACCCAGTTACACGATTTGTTCTACACCAAACTCAACACTTCGAACAAATCCCTTCAACTAACTACTCGTTTGGTTCTTTCGTTAGTCTCCCCCTCCTATCTCTAGGTTTAGGGTTAGAAGCCTACCAGTCTTACCTCACTAAGTGTTTTGTGGAGGATATCGGAATCGAACCGATGACCCCTTGCGTGCAAGGCAAGTGCTCTAGCCAGCTGAGCTAATCCCCCTTTATAGGTTTGGTAACTATTCTCAAGTTTCGAACCTCTTAATAGCTTTTACATCTCCACAATCGCCAAACCACGCAATTGTTTACCATGGGCGGAACTAGGGGGAATCGAACCCCCATCTTCTGATAGACAGTCAGACATCGTAGCCGTTGGACCATAGCTCCTTATATTCGGTGGGAACACTATATCATCCGCTCATAGAGTCTGTCAATAATATAGGTTCATCACCTCACTTGTATTGGGTACGGGATTCGAACCCGTGTCAACCGCTTCACTGCGGCCATCCTATCCACTAGACGAACCCAACAACCGACTCAATCAGTCTGCAAACCTTTATCATCGGCTCTCTTGCAAGTGTTGCAGCACTCGCTTGATAGTACTCCCAGAGAGAATCGAACTCTCATTACCAGATTGAAAACCTGGGGTCCTAACCGTTAGACGATAGGAGCGTGTTATCTGTCTTTCCAGATTGTCATACTCATCCTCTCCACCGATACGTAACTATAAGTGCGAGCGTTTGCATTCCGTGAGGGATTCGAACCCTCGCCTTCACTTAGAAAGAGTGACGTGTTAACCCCTTCACTAACGGAACATTTAATTTTGTGAGAAGGGTGGGATTCGAACCCACATGGCTGGATTTTCAGTCCAGTGCATTGACCAACTTTGCTACCTTCCCATTATAGTGCGATGCTCTACCAACTGAGCTATCTGTCCATTGTTTTAATTTCACATTGCAAATGTATTAATAATATTTTTAATTTGCAAATATTTTTTTATTTTTTTTTCTAATCTTTCAAAGAACGTTTTCTTTAATTTTGTTTTACAAATGTATGAACTATTTTTTAAACTTCCAAATTTATTTGTAATATTTTTTTATTTTTTTTTTCAAACCTATATAAACAAAAAAAGGTTGACTGTTTAGGTCAACCTTTCAAATATAGTATAGTTACTTAATTAACTACATACATAGGTTGACCTCCCTAGGCTAAAATCGGCCTCGGCTGCGAAGAAGTCAAATTCAAATATGTTATTAATTGTTCTCATTTTTTATCTTTATTAATTAAATATACACTAATATACTAAAAGTTCGTTTATTTGTCAAGTTTTTTTTATAAATTATCGTTTTTTTCTTCTTTAAATATTTTAACGCTTGTAGGTCCTACCTCAAATGCGTAACCTTTTTCATTAAGTCTAGATTTATTATTCTCTACAATGTTTTTATATATAAAATCTTTTTGACCTTTTGAACCTTCCTTATCTTGACCATTAATAATAATTAAGAAAGGTTCATATTCTGATAAAAATTGTAATAAAGCTTCACCAACAGTAGATAAAATTTTAAAATACGCTTTAGTTGTTGTTTTAAATTTTTGAATCATATTATTACCAACAGAAAACGCTAAAACATAAGTTTTTTTATTTGACACTAAATCAATAAAATCTATTTTAACGTCATAACCAGATTCTTCGTCAAATGAAATCTCATAATCATCACCATACTTTATTATGTTAAAACCACCTTCTTTAATATAAGGTGGATAATAACTTAAATTACCAATTTCATTAATATTATCTAGATTTTCCCTTAATAATTGTTTTATACGTTTTTTCATACTTATAAATATAGTAACACTATTAAAAAACTTAGTTGTACGGATAGTCAGACTCGAACTGACACGCATATTTCAGCAAATGCTTCTAAGGCATTCGGGTCTACCAATTCCCCCATATCCGCATATGTAGCCCGAGAGGGAGTCGAACCCTCACCCCGAAGGACTGGAGCTTAAATCCAGCGTGTATACCAATTTCACCATCGGACCGTTTATTGTAGGGGTAGAGGGATTCGAACCCCCGACCTATTGCATGTAAGGCAATTGCTGCTACCGCTGAGCTATACCCCTATTTTTTATCTTTAATCATATTTGTTGCACAACAATCATATAGTTCTGCTATGTTTTTCTTTCCAGGTACATTTAGATTATCCAGTAACCCACTATCAATCCATTTCTGAATTATTTCTTCACGTATGTTTTTCATATGTTCAATATTGTCTGATATTGAATGACCTAAGTTTTCCATGTTCTTAATTTTTGTTGGACTGGGAATTTCGAAATCCCGACTTCTGCCATGTTAAAGCAGCACTCTGCCTCTGAGTTACAGTCCAATATGCTAGGTTTTACCCTAGCTTTATAAATGTTTCATTCTTGATGGCTTTGCTTATCCATCTAGCTAATTCAGAACCTCTGATTTCAGCTTCAAAACTAGTTGTACCTAAATCACTTGATAATTGAATATTCAACTGGCCATCATTAGCTGATTCTATTGTTTTTATTGGAAATTGGTATAATTCACCCATAACTACGATGTTGTAATACAAATTACCAGCAATGTAGTGACTAAACGTTGCCATATTCTTAGACTTCATTAAGTCTTTTTTGATTTCTATTTCGTTAAGCATAACCATTTTCTTTTTTCCATTTATCATGCATTTGATTAATTGTATGGTAAGGACTTCCTTCACCTTCAATTATTTCATCAAACCCATTTTCTTTTGTTATTACAGACTCTTCTGATTTAATCGCACCTCTGTACTTATCACCATAGCTACCAGTAACAGTTTTTGATGCTGGGTCGATGTCGCCCCAAGATGTTCTCCAACTTCTTGGTTCGATGTACTCAATGTAATATTTTTTTCCAGTTTCTGGGTAGAAAACTACCTCTCTTCCAGTTTCCTCTCTGTTAACTAGGAAGTCTTTTCTTACGTCTGTCATAACACTTGTTTTTACTTTCTTTTAGTCTTTAACAACTTTTTTATTATTTTACCCCAATTGAAATTACTTTCCAATTTGTTTACGTTTGGTCTAAGGTATTTTCTAGACCCTTCCATTTTTCCGCTAATCACTGTTCTAGTGGTTATTTTGTCGTTGTTTGTTTCCATACTCTTTTTTTTACTTTTATATTATTATTTTATCTTTTGAGGCATCGACTGGATTCGAACCAGTGTGGGAGGTTTTGCAGACCTCTGCCTAGCCACTCGGCCACGATGCCAAATAAAAAAGGCCTATCAGTTATTTGATAGGCCTTTCGTATGTTTATTTTATGACTTCTTTAACATACATAGCCCACCACGTTTACCACTAGTAAACATAAAAGTAACGCTGATTGTGTGTAAAAAGTTTTCATAGTTTTATTCTTTTTTATTATTAAATATATCACATCTATTAAATGTTATACAAATGTACGACATTTTTTTAGATTTGTCAAGACTTTTTTTAATTATTTTCTATTTTTTTTAAAGCTGGTGAATCTAAAGGGTCAGCTAGTTCATAACCTAACGCTCTTAGTTCAGCAGCATTTTTTTCTATTACTTGATGATAGATGTTATCTTTTTGACCTTTCTTGCCTCTAGCGTCAGCACCAGCTAAATCAACATAATCTGGTTGAACTTCTTCTAAAAATTGCATAAGCGCTTCTTTAACTGTTGCTAAAATTTGAAAATAATGTCTAACATCAGTTTTATCAACAGAAATAGTTCTACCATCAACACCAAAACTAAAACTATATGACGTGTCATCCATAGGGTTAACATACGCTGCAATATTTATATTTTTATCTAATACCTCATCGTAAAAGAATGTTTCGTAATTATTACCGCTAAATTTATGAAAATGAAACTGACCTTTTTTATATCTTGGATTGCTTAACTCACCAACTTCAGATATTAAACTTTCTCTTAGTAATTCTTTTATTAATTTCTTCATATTAATAAATATATTGACAAATTGAAAATTAATCGTTATAATTATAATTATGGGATATGTTTATTTGTTATTTTGCGTCAATAAAGACGGTAGTGAAGGTTATAAGATTGGTATTACCAAGAATGACCCAAATAAACGTGTAAAGCAATTGCAGACTTTTCACAAATTATAGATATTTATTAATAAAAATAAAAATGAATTATATTTACGTATTGAAAGACCCTATAACTGATGAAATTAAATATGTTGGTAAAAGTATTAACCCATATGATAGATGTAGGAAACATATTAGCGAAGCTAAAATTACTGGTGCTAATAATCATAGAATTAATTGGATAAAATCATTATTAAAACTTGGTTTAACCCCCAATATGGAAATAATGGATGAAATAGATGGTGAATGGGAATGGTTAGAACAATATTGGATAAGTCAATTTAAAACATGGGGTTTTAATTTAACAAATGGAACTTTTGGTGGTGAAAATCCTCCTTCATGGAAGGGTAGAACACATACTGATGAATATAAAGAAATTAGAAGAAAATTAATGAAAGATAATAACCCAGCTAAAAATATGACAAATGAGTGGAAAGAAAATATTAGTAAAGCACATAAAAAAAACAAATACAATCCTATAGTAGCGTCTGAGGTTAATAAGAAAAAAGTGTGTCAATTAACTTTAAGTGGTGATGTAATTAAAGTTTGGTCTTCAATAACAGACGCAGCGAAAGGTATTGGTCTTAAAAGTAGTTATGGTATTGGTGCTGTATGTCGTGGTGAAAGAAATAAATCTGGTGGTTTTAAATGGAAATATTATGAATAAAGGTTTTGTATATCTATTACTAGCGATAGATGAAAAAGGTGATGAAAAATATAAAATAGGTGTAACTAAACGTAGCATAGCTAAACGAATTTCTGAATTACAGACTGGGAACGCATATAAGATTCAATTACTTAAATTTTATAAGTCTGAAAACTACTTAAAAGTAGAACGTTTTTTACATAGAAAATATATGATAAAAACTGAAGCTGAAAATGAGTGGAGAACACTTACTGATGAACAAGTTATTTCATTTATTAAAGATTGCGAGGAAGCCGATAATAATATCAACTTCCTTTTAAAAAACAATCCTTTCTATAAATAATTAAAGACTTCGAAATCTTTTAACAATCTCTTCATCTGACAACGGTGCATGTCTTTTGTACCATTTAAGTAATACTTTATCACCGTTAATTACCATATCAGAAATACCCCATTCTCGAATAATATCTTTATGATACCTAGTTTCTATAACGTTTATTACACTTCTTTTGTAATCTTCATCCCAGAAACCTAGTATTTCCATATTCTTCTGGTGTAATTCTAAAAATTCTTTTCCGTCCATATTATAACTTGTAAAATTCTCTTCTTATTTTAACCAATAAAGTATTAACCAATTCTGGGTCAATCTTGTTTGGTAAGTCTGATTCGTCAAAGATTCTATCCATCTCTTTGATTTCAGCTTCTGCTGTATCAATAAGTGTATCTAAATCAACTTCACCACGTCTAATCGCTAACAATTCTTTAGCGTCTGGTCGTCTAACGATAATACCTTCACCTCTACCAATTTCTTTAGCCATTCTGATTAATCGCATACAATGCATCATGTTTTTACCGTCAATCTTTTGACCATGTGCTTGTGTGTCAACATAACGCTGTTCATTTCTGTTAGCCAACCATTCTTCATACTCTTTGTAATCTTTACAATGCATTGAGTAACCATCTTTGTTATAGATAATGTTACAGATAGGTTTTTCACCTTTTGGTATACTAGATAACCTTAATTGATTTGATTCAGCAGCGTTTGCACCTTCACCAGTCTTAACAAGACCTTTATATCCAAAACCCATAGGGTAACCTTCTTCTTTTCTCCAAGCTTTAGACTTTTCTCTAATATCTTCTGGAATGTTTTCGTTAAAACAGTTATTAGCATCAACATCAAAGAAAACAGCATAAACATCTCTAGCGTTAGGTACGTTAGTTACACCGCAAAACTTTTCATCATATGTACCGTTATTCCACACTTTCCATGGAATAGATTTTTCACCTTCAATAACATATACAAAGTCCAATACATCTTTACGAGTTACTTTATCTTTCTCCCAATTCTGTTTTTTGTTAAGACCTCTAGCTTTTTGGATTTGCTGTACAGCATAACCAGCAAATGAGTTCTTACACCTTTTGGTAATAAAATCAGCCTTGTGGTCCAATACATATTGGAACAATGGATGTTTTGTGATGATACAATCTTCTGGTGTGTTAAGCAACTCTAAAACTGTAGGATTTGAGCTTCCCATTAGTTCTAAGAACCTTTTTAACTCCCAACCAGTATAGTCAGCATTAACATTCAACTGTTCAACATATCCAGTACCCAAGATATTATCAATAGGTAACATGTAAACGAATTTTCGGTCTTCGTCAGACGTTGGTGTCTGAGTACCATAGGCTTGACTACCAATAATGCATTCAAAAAGAATCAATCCATTCTCTTTAAGGTAATCGTATGTAATTTTCTGTGTCATATTCTTAATTTTTAACAAAGGTATGTATAATTTATTAATCTACCAAACATTAACCTATTTATTTTTTAAAATATTCTACTTATATTTAAAATAAAACATTATGACTGATATTAAAAAAATTAGTGTGGCATTGTCACCAGAGATTCTTAAACAATTAGAAGAAGGTAATTATAATAAATCCAAATTAATCGATTCACTTCTAACTGAACACTTTAAGAAAGAAAACGAAAAAAAGATTAAATAAAATTCGTACTAGTACGACTTTTTTAATATTTCTAGATATTTATAGATATAAACAATAAATATTATGGGAAGAAAAGCAAAAACAACAGAAGAAAAGAAAGGTAAATTATCTATTACCATATCATCAGAAAACTATGACCAACTTGTTAAAGATGGGATGAATAAGTCACAACTAATCAATTGGTTGTTAGAGCAGCATTTTAACAGTCTTAACAATGGAAAGTAAGGTTTGCACCAACTGTGGTGAAGAAAAAGCATTGTGTGACTTCTATAAACGTTTAAATCAAACAACAGCACAGTGTAAAGAATGTATTAAATCAAACATGAGGGATAAATATAAAGAAAACCCATCTAAAGATATTGAATACAGTAGAAACTACCGAAAAGCTAACCCATTAAAAGGTCGTGAAGACGCTAAGAAATGGCGTGAGGCTAATCCAGATAGAGATAAAGAAAATAAGGCTAAATGGTTAGCTAAGAATCCAGATTACGAGAAAGAAAGAAGTAAACGTAGACGTAAAGAAACACCACACATATTTGCATGGCGTGATATGTTAAAAGACTCATTAAAAAGGCTAGGAAAGAAAAAAGAAGGTCATACAATAGACCTTCTTGGATATTCTGCTCTGGAATTAAAAGAACACATAGAATCTTTATTCACCGAAGGTATGACTTGGGATAACCATGGTGAATGGCACATAGACCATATAAAACCAGTAATTACTTTCGACCCAGCAACACCTTCTAGTGTCGTAAATGCTTTGAGTAATCTACAACCATTATGGTCTACTACAAGAGAGATAGATGGTGTTGTTTACTTAGGGAACTTAAACAAAGGAAAATATCAATTTTAATTTTTATTGGGTTTAACACCAATTGTCGGTCTTGAACGAAAACGAATAGCTAATAAATCATCTTTTGATTTTCTTAGGTGCTCATTAAAGAAATCTCGATACTCTTCTTGTTTTTCTTTTGATAATTTTTTAATCCCATATTCTTCTTCACATAATTCCATGCGTTTTAACCAAATAATATCATCATATGTTCTATATGGGTTAGAACTACGTCTATTTCTACGTATTTCTTCTCGTTCTTTTTCAAATGTTTTAACAATATTTAACGCATTTTGATAATCAGTCCAAGTAAAAGTCATAATATGTGAATTGGTTTAATAAAAATTACTATAAGCGTTCTACTTATTTTTTAAAAAGTATAAAAAATACTGTATGACCATCCTCAAAATTTTCAATTATTTCAAAATCTGTATATTCATCTGAATATTCATCAATTACTTTTTCTATTTTTTTAAACAACTCACTACCTATATTGTAGTCAAGTAGTACAATATCATCTAATTTTACTTTAACAACTTTATCTTTTTTAAGTTGTTCTAGTTTAAGTTTCAATACGTTTTTAAATATTTGTTTCATTTTATTTAAGTTTTAAATTTATAAGACAAAGATACTAATATTATTTCAATTTGTCAAGCTTTTATTATTTTTAATTCATTAAACCAACGTAATCTTTGTTAACGTTTAATTGTTCAATATAACCAGTCCCTAAGATGTAATCTTGTGGTAGGATATATACAAACTTTTTGTCAACGTCAGACGTTGGTGTTTGGGTTCCGTATGCTTGAGAGCCGATAATACATTCAAATAAAATCAACCCATTCTTTTCTAAAAATTCGTGTGTAATCTTTTCCATTTTATTTTCTACCTAAAGTTAAATTTTTCTCAACTCGTATTTCACTATTCTTCAATGTCCAAATCTCACCGTTATCCATAGCACATGTAAACATCAAATCATGTTCTTGTGAATAATCTATAACCAAAAAAGCATAACCTTTCATGTTATCTGATACCCTTATAATCGGTATTGTTGGATTTAATTGTAACATCATACTAGTCCCACCATTTTCTAATATTGTCAGCTAAAATCTTAAACAATAATCTATGACATCTTTCTTGATTCTCATGTGCAATCTCCATTGCATAGATTTGTTTATTTTTAGCTTCATCATCGTATCTAGTAAATCTAGATAATTCACCACTGACAGCTTTTTTATATTGTCTTGGGTATTTCTTAAAGAACTCATCGAAATTCTCTGATAATTCATCGCTTTTCCATTCGTATGTTTTTTCACCAGCAAATTCTTTATCGCTTTCAACAAAATAATGTTTACTCTTATGGTAATCCATATATTCCATGTTGTAAGTTTCATCTTGTTCTAATTCAATTAGTCTAGCGACAAGATTCATAATTTCAGCATCACGTTTTGCACTAGTATGGAAATCTCTTTCAGCAATATATTTTGCTTGTCTTTTAATTTTAAATTTTAAAACCTCAAAGATATAATGGTCGTCCCAATCTCTGTCTTTCCATATAATTGGAAACCACGATATCAAATTTTTAACGCTAATCACAAAGTTACGTGGGTAATATCTAAGGTCTTGTAACCACCATCTTATTTTATCAAACATTGTTGATTTGTAATCATCAAAATCAATAATTTCTTTTACTTTATCTTCCATATTAATTTTCACTTATTTCGATATATATTTCACTAATTTGTTTAAACTCTTTCATTATATCACGTTTCATTTCTTCAACAGTGTCTTCAACGTTATATACTTTCATAAAGTCATCACCATTTATTGATATCAATAACAAATAGTTATTTTTACCCATCGTCATTGTTTTTATTCTATTTACATGTGTTACCAACTCAAAATCGCTAATTATTTCTTTGATACGCACTCTATCTTTTCTAGGCATACTTTCACCAATAATCAACTTACGTAATTCATTCACTAACGAGTATGAAACATAACACAACGTCATACCTACCATTATACTACCTATACCATCAAATATTGGTAACCAAATAGCTAAACACGTACAAATAAACGCTATTGCTAAACCAATCAATGCCGCTGCATCTTCCAATAGTATCACTATTAAGTTAATATCAACTGATTTCTTTATTGCTTTAAAAAATGACGCTTTGGATGTTTTACGCAATTCTTTTAATGCAACATAAAAAGATTTAGCTTCAATTATTAATGATATACCTAATACAGCTAACGCCCATGTAACATGTTGTACTGGTTCTGGATTACCAATTTTATGAATCCCTTCATAAAATGAATATGCAGCACCACCAAAAAACAATAATATTGCAACCATAAACCCCCAAAAATACTCTTCACGACCATAACCAAACGGGTGTAACTCATCGTTTTCTTTTTTGGTTCTTTTATTACCAATCAATAAAAATATTTGGTTTAAACAATCTGCACTAGAGTGGATAGCTTCAGCCATCATTGACGCACTTTTAGTGAAAAACGCTGCAATAAATTTTAAGATAGTAATTAAACCGTTACCAGTTAAAGCAACCATCACCGCTTTTGTTGAATTTGAACTACTCATTATTTAATTTTTAAATTTATAATACAAATGTATAAATCATTTTTGACTTATGCAAATTTTATGAAACCTTTTTTAATTAAATCGTGAATATATGATGAATGGTGAATGTTTTTCTCATTTGCATACCCAATTGACATGTGCATTCCGAAATATGGTCTACCCAAACCTAATTCATCTCTAATTGATTGGAGTTGTTCTCTTTCTTCATGTGGAATGTTTAACCACCAATGTTCTGAGTTGGTTCTAGGGTCTAAGTCTAAGACTATATCAATTTTTTTACCATCCCATTTTTTCTTAACTTCTTCCCATTTAGCTTCAACTTCTTCTGCTGACAACACACCGTTTTGTGATAAATCTTTCATACTATCGTTGATAAATGAAATGTGAGCACCACGTAGCGGTTTGTTTAATATAAGATTGTATCTTTTCTTGATGAACCATGCATAATATTCAGCAACGTCACCATCAAAAAATACCATAGCAATCTTCTTCCAAGAAGATTGGTTAGAATGTTTCTTAGTTCGGTCCTCTGGCTCGAACCCAATAGTTCCAGATAATGTTATTCTTCCTTGCATTTTCTCTTCGTTCATAACTTGTGGTTATAAATCCTTTTTGTGGTGAAAAATTCATTGGATTATAGATTGTTTGTGTTGGTTCCAAACCAACACATTCCAATAACTCAAAAAATTCATCTTTCTTTTTAATTTGACCTCTTAAATCTTTAAGTATTTGTGCATCAATCTCTTTAGCTATCTCATCACTTAATAATTTGATAAGTTCAGCTTCGGCATCCATGATACCATATCGTTGTAAATCAGTTATTCTTTCTTCTGACCATACAGCATTTATCCTTTTAGTTCCAAGTGATAGCTTATATGCGTTTTCATCATAACCTTTTGAAAAATACCATTTTTTGATTACTTCTTGAGTAAAGTCTACTTCATGGTTAAATATTTTAACTAGATATTGTAATAAATTAAAACCCCATTCTTGAGTGTCATCATATTTGATTATAAAGACACCTTCTTTTACGTGATAATATTTATCTAAATACCTAGTAATTTCTTGTTCTTTCTCAAAATCTTCCATGTTTAATTATAAAGAAGATTTTGAGAAAAATCAATAGTTTTTAGTTAATAATCTCTGTTTCATGTTTTATACCATACTCATCATAATAGTATAAATCAACACCTTCAAAAACCAAGAACGAATATTCAGTAACAGACATTACACATTCAGAAAAATAACCACTATATTTTTTATACTCGTTTTCTTCTTCAGTGTTATCATTTTCTTCTTCATCGTCTTCATCATAATAGTCATCAAACATAACCGTAGTTAAAAATTTATAATCATCTTCAGTGATTTGTCCTTCTTCAAAATGTTTATAAATTCTATCATCTTCTAACATAACACCCCAGTGACCTTTTGTTGGTGTAAGTTTGTTTATTAATGTTACAAAACGCTCAACAATATCTGCATCTTCTATTGATGCCGTCATTTCTTCTTCAGTGTGACCTCTACCATCACCAATCATGTAACTAAACTCCAATAAATAACATGGATTTTGTTTTTTCTTCTTTTTCTTTTTTTCTACTACTTTTATCATATACTTTAAAAATTAAGCTAATTTCAATGGTCTTAAATATTCTCTTAGGAACGCATTAACTGGTCCACCAATTTTTTCTTCCCATTGTTTATAATTCTTAGCATTTTTCTCTTCCAATTGAGATAAAGCTTTCTCTGATGGCTTGTGTCTACTCCATGGTAACGTTTCTGGTACAAAGTCTGGATATAACGTTCTGTTAAACACCCTTTCATCAACTAAGAAAACAAACGCTGTTAATTGGTCACCCAAATCTGGTTCATGAAACTCTTGCAACAACACACCAGCTTCACGCATAGTTTGCATGTGTCTATTCAAAGTTCCCAATCTTTCTGGGTTGTTGTTTGTTGTACCACCGTTAAGAATAATAAATGTTTTATCTTTATCAGCCCATTTGTTATATATTTGTTGATGTGGTTTTAACCCTTCAACAGTTCTACCATAATCAACGACAGCGTGACCAAATTGGATTCCTTGTTGAATCGGGGACATGTTATACGGAACCAACCCATACATTCTACGTTCTAAGTACATTTCACTCTTACGTGGTGTTGAATCAGCTTTAACTTTACATAACCCTAAACGTCTGTAAAACTCTTGCACATCAATTTTTTCTTCATAATACGATTCTTCGTAAAATGCCATAGATGTGTCCCATGATGAAATGTCTAATATTCTAACATTTGCATCTAAACACCATTCATATCCAGTTTTTAATATCTTTTCCATTAATTTCCTATTTCAATTAAATGTGATACAGTACATTGTGCTGAGTTATATACTATATATTCGTTATTTCTTAGGTCAGCGCCACCTTTTGCAAACACACTATCAAATCCTTCATTATCTAACACTTTCTTAGATAACTTATAACAGCTTGAGTCATGGTGCAATATTTCTTTTTGTTTACCCAAATGCACATCAAACAATGCCAAAAACGCTTTGTTATCACCACCATGAGCCCAATAAGAACCTCTTAACGATGTGTAACCAATAGATTTTTGTGCTTTGTCAGCAAAGTAGATACCATCACCAAACATTGACCCAGTATGTACCGCACCAGATGGTCTGATAAGTAACCCAGTTTGTAAAATGTTAAACCAGTTCTCATTTCTTGACCCATGCCAGTATAGTCTACGTTTCTTAACTTCAACTTTATCCATGTGTTTATCAAATATTTTTTGTGTTTTGTTGTTAACAACCTTGAACACACGTTTCATTTGATTCACATTTGGACCCATCAATTTTTTGATAAGTTCAAGCGTTTCAGTATCATTTTCAACCTCAATAGATAATCCCATTTGGTCTAAGATAGTAACTTCAGATACTTCTTCTTTTTTACCTTCAGCTTCAGCCTCAGCAGCTTTCTTAGCAGCTTCTCTTTGTTGTTTAATCAACTCAACTTGACCAGCCATTGTATCCAACGCTGATTGTTCGTTATCAATCAATCTTTGTGCGTTAGTCAAACTAACATCATTACTAATCTCTCTAAACAAATGGTCTTTTACGTTATCCATTCTTCTAGGGATAATTGTATAAAGTTTCAATAACATATCATTGATATGTTTGATATCTACACCAATAGCAATCAATCCACTAATGTTAGTGATAATCTCTTGTGCAGCGGTAACTTGTTGTTCCGATACAGCTTCTTGCGTTACCTTATAGTTACGTTGGATTGATTTGTTGGCAAATGACATCAATTCATCAACCAATTTACGCACAATCTCATCTTTGATATTTGCAACTTTATTATCAACTGGTTTTGATTCATCCACAACTGGTTCAGCCAACAAATCAGTTACATCTGTATAACCTTTTGTTTTTGATAGTTTTTGTTTCAACACACTATCCCATTTTGAACTAGGTTTATATTCAGTTGTTAAAGACTTGCCAACACGACCATATTCACATTTGATACGGCCATCTGATAATTCTTCCATAATATAAACTTTATTACTTTGGCTGGTCAAACCATTATCAACTGATACATGTATCAGTTTTGCGTATCTTAAACCGTTCTCTTTTACTATCATACTTCAATATTTTATACAAATTTACTAATTTAAAAATTATCTTCCAAATGTTTTGGTATATAATCAGCAATATTTCTTTTCCACCAATTTTTAAACTTACGTTTTATTCTTTCTTTAAAAAAATAGAATCGCATATCTAAATTAGCAACTTTTTCACCCAACCATGTGTAATCTGTGAAACCATCTTCATCATATTCATACTCATTACATGGATATGGTCTACCACGTTCATCAATATACTGCCAATAACCATCTTCTTCTTTGGTTATTTTATCAGTATATTCATCACCTTCGTATTCAACCCATCGCCAATCTTTACTTTCAATACCTTCTGGTTCATCTGTTGGTAATCCTTCTTGTGGTAAACCATAATGCCAGTTGCATGAACAACCAATATCATCTGGTGTACCAATACAATCATCACAGATATATGGGTTATCATTATTGGCATAACCTGGCATGTATAACCATACAGCTACATTACCACAATCACATTTCTTTTTACCACGTTCTAGTATCATCTACAAACAAATTTTTGTTGTTATCAATGAATTTAACAAATAATTGTTGCATTTCGAAGGGTAATGGGAAACCACCCATGTAGACAACTCCCATTACCACTTCTAATTCTTGTCCAGCTTTAAGGTCCATACCTTTAGCGACAGTTACATCTTGTTTTAATCTATAAACAGTTCCGTTCATATTAAGCCATTTTAAAGAACATTTCTCTTACTTTAGATGAAATGTATTTATTTATTTCTTTTGGTTCCAATTGGTTCTCTACCATTGTATCCATTTCTTCTTTGATAACGTCATTAACAACCCATCTGATAACGTCACCCATTTTCTTAACATCAATAGGTTCGTTGTTTGGGAAAATGTTTTCTAACGCTTGGTTAAAACGACTTTCAGATACTGCATAATCAACAAATTCTTTAATAGAATTTAATTTCTCAACATCAACAGCTGCAAGTGTTTTTACTTTAGAACTAGAGTGGCGTTCGCCCTTTACCTTGAAACGATGAACAACACCTTTAAAATCAGCAGTCCATACAATACCTTCACCAATTCCAGAGTAACCAAAAGCTTTTGCTACTGGACATTCTTCTTCAACTTTGATAGTCAACTCAGACAACTGATTTTGTACCAATTGTGGCATGTTAAAATCAATATCGATTGAATATGTAGGGTAATCGTCAATATTGTAAATATTCTGCTCTGGTGCTCTTAAATAAGAGTAATCAACCCAATATGCTGGATTAGCTTTTAACTCTTCTTCAGTTTCAGTATGTGGTGTGATTTTAACACCAAAGATAAAGAAAGATTTAGGTAAATTGCAAACACCAACACCTTTTTGAATATTACCACCAGCCCATTCACCGTAGATTGTTACAGTATTTTTATCACCGTCTAAACCATTGTTTAACAACACAGCATTAATCATAGCTTCAAAAATTTCTTTATGTGAATGCACAAAAAATGCAAATCCAGCGTTATCAGATGTTTTAATTTCTCTAATATTTTTTATTTTCTTTTCCATTTTTATGTTTATATTTTTTTATTTTTTTCAAACCATTCATCTAAAGTGAATACGTATTCATCTACATTTTTGACGTAATCTTCTTCAAATATAGTTTTTTCCACTATTTGCCATACATATACGGATGTTATACCTAGTTCATCTAAAATCATAGGATTCTCTAAAACATCAAGTATGAATTTCTCTTTAGATTCATATTCAAATGGTATATTCCACTCCCAACACTCTGGTTCGGAACAATATGTATAATCAAAAACTAACTTTTCCATTTTTTATTTTTTACAAATGTACGACATTTTTTTAACTTTTCCAAATTTTATAGATATTTATTAAAAAACGATAAACCAGCATTATGAAAAAACAAAATTACCATTATGTTTATAGAATTACTAATAAACTAAATAAAAAACATTACTATGGTTCTAGAACATCAAAAATAGAACCTAAATATGATTTAGGTGTGAGTTATTTTAGTTCTAGCTCTGACAAAGAATTTATTAACGACCAAAAATTAAATACACACAATTACAAATATGTTATAGTTAGAGTTTTTAATTCTAGAAATGAAGCTTTATTATTTGAGTCGCATTTACATGCTAAATTCAATGTTGCTAAAAATGATAAATTTTATAATAAATCAAACGTAACAACAACTGGTTTTATTTACGGTTTTCTTGGTAAAAAACACAACCCAGAATCACGCAAAAATGCAATAACAAAAAAAGTTAATACTATGAAAACAACTATTAACAATAATGGTCAAAATCTATATAATTTAGCCGCTAGAAAAGGTGATGAGACAAAAAGAAACACTATCACATCTGATGGGTTAAATATCCATCAATTAGCAGCTAAAAAATATAAAGAACGTTTGGACGTTATTAAAGATGGTGAAACAATGTCTACTAGAGACAAATTAAAACAACCTAAAAAAGATAAAACAAATTACCAAAAAGAGGCTGAAATTATCCACATATATAACAACAACAATGAATTAATTTATGTAGTAACAATAAATTTAAGAAAATTTTGTAAGGAACATAAATTACCATATACTGAATTATATAATTCAAAAAGAAACAACATCAAACTTTATGAAAATATTACTGATAAACGAATTATTACTATATTAACCAATAAAGATTTTTACAAATATAAAAATTGGTATGCTATAAAACAATAATCTCACCTATTTTATAATCATTAATTACTTTACCATTAATAATCGCATTTTCATCAAATAATTGTTTTGAACCATCTTCAAACTCAATTTCTATTAATTTTGAAGGTGCTGGTGTGATAATATTCTCACGAGATTGAGCCCACATACCGCTTAGTGCGTTAAAAGACACACCAGCATTGGTACCATGTATTTTTACAGTACCTTTGAATGTGATAGTTGGTTTTGGTAATGTTGGGTCATAAATCGCCTCACCATTTTCATCCAAACCAACAAAGTTGAAATGTCTGTTGACATTAGAAACAACTGTTCTAAATTGTTCAATAGACGGGAACTTGATTAATCGTTTATTTTTATTCATGTTATTCTTTTTTTTTTAAAAATTGTAACTAATACTTGGTGTTACGTAATCGACACCATCCCAGTTTGTGTAAGACACGCCATATCCTATCTTATTATGTGTATATGATACACCTAATCCGTATTCAATAAAATTATGTTTAGTATCAATGTAACTACCGACACCCAATATGATATTACCATATACTTTACCAATAGGGAATGATGGTGCTACTTTAACTTCATAGAAATAGTTTCTAATATCATCATTCTTAAAAATACCATCTAAACTACCTCTACCTAACGCTAACCCAAAAGCTACATCGTTACACACAACACCAAATTCTAATGAACTATATGAACCAGTGTTAAAATCTGAATTGTTTGATAATGAAACACCCCATGATACATACTTTCCAACATTACATTTTGTTGAATCTTGTGCGAAAGTGCTAACCGCCCACATACACATTACTAATAATACTAATTTTCTCATTTTTTATCTACTTTATTTTTAACATACTTTACAGCTTCTGGACCATGTTCAACAATTACTTGTTTTACACTATCAATTACCGTGTCTTCTACTCTATTTTTTAATTTATTTACTTTATAAACAACAAATAATATGGCAAATGCTATTACTACCAATAAAATACCCAATGCTACTACTAATACTGCTACCATACTTATACTGTTAAACCTATTGCTGCATTTTGTATTTCTATACACTCGTCAAGTGAGTTAGCCTCTGATTTGTCATCTCTAAAGTGTTTAAACGCTGGATATAACAATGAGTATGCACCAGTGTGGTCAAAAGATAACCCAGAACACTTAACTTCGATGATAGTACCTAACAAATTGTCTTGATTCTCTGTAATTTCAGCCATCAAAGACTCTGTTAACCCTTGTGGTCTTGTTTTTAATTTACCACATGATGTCTCAGCATTGAATGAACTGATTACATTTTCGTTTTTGGTACCTTTTGTACCATAGTTAAACCCAGTGATAACCAAATCCAACGTTAATTCCAACTTCATTTTGATTTGATGTGTTGGTTTACCATCTTTCCAACTACCATCATATGCTTTAAGAATAGTACCTTCTTCACCTCTACCTAATATTTCTTGGAAGTGTTTAATCGCATCTTCATATGTTTCAACAATTACTGATTCAACAACTGAAATCATTGTTGCATTAGCCACAGATACATAACTAGCAGCAAATTCAAGTCTTTCATTATATGGTGTTTTAGAACCTTTCTCGAAATATTCATCAATTGATATAGTATCCCAAACTGTGTAACGAATTTTATCTAACGCTTCTTGTAATTCACCGTGTTTTTCTTCAAAAGCAGCAATTTTCTTTTCATTTTCTTTTTCAGAACGACTTTCTTTCTTACCACAAATATCAATCAATGATGCAATAATACCGTTAGATTCATAACGTGGAATCCCATCCATTGTTAATTCACCATTTAACACACAATCTTCAAAATTACTTAGTTCTGAAAGAAATTTAGCACCAGTAAGAATAGTTGCTTCACCTTGTCGGCTTTCTAGTTCAACTTCACCATTACGAATAACTGCGTTACAATAACGACCATCCATTTTAACTTGTGAATAACCTCTTCCACCTTTCTCAAAAATTTTACGTGCTTTCTTTTCGTCAAATGATACAGCACCCATATATGGCGTATCTTCGATTAAGTCTTTGAAAACTTTATTGATAAAAGTTGTACCCATACCAATCTTACAATCTTTATCGATAATACGTTCAATAATGTAAGCATCGTCAGCTGATACGTTTTCTAACCAAATAGTTAGTTTATCAATAGCTAGTTGACCAGTGAAGTCACGGTTTGCGATTTGCATCAACATACCCAACGCTTGTTCTAACGTCCAATCAACTTGGTTGTGAGTGTATTCTGGTACACGTTTAATATAAAACTTAACTCGTTTAGAGTTAGCCATATATAACACTCTTCTCAATAACTCATTGTCTGAGTATTTTTTAAGGATTTCAATCTTAGCGTTGTTACCACTAGTTGATGCAATCTCGTCAAAAATCTGTTTAATAGTCATATTTTTTTCTTTTGTTTTACAAATGTACGAATTTAAATTGAATCCACCAAATCTAATTTAAAATTTTTAATCAATTCCTTTTTCAGCAGCATGTTTATCACACAAACTTTTTATCCAATCCAACTTTCTAGGATAGCCATGGTCACCACAAACTTCACATATTTCATATGATAACTTTTCATATGTTAATATTATGTCATGCATCTCTGGTGTTGGGTCTTTTACGTAGAAATTAAGCCCACCAAACTTCTCTTTTGATTGAATCATAGTTCTATCCCAACCTAACGATAAAAGTTCGTCTATGAGGTTCTTTAACAACTGAAACCAACCTTCACCAACACCAAACATAGATGGGTTGGTAAGGTTAGCACCTTTCCAATTATAAACACCACCAATGGAAATAAGATATTGTTCAAATTCTTCTCTACTCATGTTTATTTTTTAATTCGATTAAACCATTCAATAACTTCAGAATCGCTAGTGTAGTCATATAACTCTGAACCACCAAATCTATCTTTACAAGCTATTAATAATTCGATAACATCCCTTTCTGTATAAACTTTAGGTTTGTTTTCCTCTTCAATACGAGAATCATTTTGTATACTATCTTTACTCATGTTTATTCATTTCTTTTTTAATACCCCAATAAGTACCTAACGTACCACCAATTAAAAATGCTAATATTGGTAAGAACTCACCATGCATTATTGAATTACCACCGATAGATATCGATACTAACCATGCTAACCCAATCCCATTACCACTTATGATTGCTGGAACCATTTTACGTTCAGCAGTATAAATAACATTTATTGTTCTCAAATAAATGAAAATGATTTGACTAATCAACACAACAAATGCTGATAAATACGGATTTGCTAATATTTCTTTCATATTTTATTTTATTAATTCATCGATAGCCAACTCCATAAGTGTTGCTGCCAATTCTAAATTTCTATATTGAGACCTATGAGCTTGCATTCTGATTTCAATATCAAATTCTTCACAATACAAACTGACACCTCTTGGCACACCACAATGTTGACCACCTTTTTCTAGTTCTGGGTAAGATTTTTTAACAACCTTACCCATCACTTCTTTCTTTAACGCTTCTCTATCCACGATATCTATTTTTTTCTAATTTAATAATAGTTGATGCTTCATGCAACATACTTTCACCACCTTGTAAATGATGACTCTTCGTCCCATCAGTAACAAAGAACATTCGACCTTCAAATGATTTAGTAAATGATTCTAAACCTTGATGTGTGCCAGTAACTAATGTCATCTTATGTTTCTTAATTAGTTCAGCTAATTCTGTGTAAAACTCTCTAGTCATATTACCAAGATATTGTTGTATAACTACCATCACGTTGGTCGCTATATTTGTTTACTATAAAACCTCTGTTTTCTAACTCTTTTTTGGTTAAATCATCAACATATATAGCAATAGTAGTGCTTAATTTATTCTGTTCTACAGCTTTTTTAACCCCATTTAAGCAAACATCAACTTCTTTTCGCACTTTTTCACCTAAAATAGATTGGGCTGTTTTTCTAGCCCAATCCGCTGTTATTTCGTTATTTTCCATTTTTTCTTTTTTTGTTTCACTTCTAAACCATTGAAACCCTTCTGGTCCTCCATCAATTAACATATTACAACATTTTATATAACGTTTTATCGTCATAGTTAAACATATATTCTTCAACTGATGCTATTTTGTAATCTTTCAACCCAAAATACAACCCAGTAAAGTTTTTTAAATCATATTTCTCACAAACTTCAAACACAGCAGCAGCAAACTTTTTTTGTTCTGGTTTTGTTACGTTTTTTGGTTTACGCAACTTTAATTCATCCCATACAACATTCAATTTTGCAACCAACGCATCGTAAGACTCTTTAAGACGATTTAATTCTTCTGTTCTTTCTGGGAAAGTAGCAGCAAATTCTTCTATCTCGTTAGTTTTTACAATAGTTAATATGTTGTGTTCAGCAGTTTTACCTTTCAAGTGGTGTACCGCAACATATGCTGGATTTTTCACTTTAACACGATTGTCATTACCATCACGTACAACATAACCTTCTTCAGACCATGGCATACCTTCAAATGTTTTCAACAAGTGACCAACATTTTTTGCGTTTAAATCAAAAGATTTTACCAATGGTATATCCAATGATACCGCAGTCATTTCCAAGTCTCTCCCAGACAACTCAACAAGTGTTTTTCTGTTTCTAACAGCCAACAAAGTCGCTGATGATTCACCATGTGGTTTTACTACTATGTTATATGGTGTAGTTAACTCAAACACATAGATATAATCATAATTTAACAAACATGCATTGAATGTGTATTTGTTGTTAACAGTATCCCAAAACAATTCGTTAAATTTAGTACCATTTTTGTTGTTAACTTCACCTTCACCGTTTGCAGTACCAGTAGTACCAGCATACCATGTCATGTCGTGCCAATCATAATACACTTGTATCATAGTACCATCCAATTTTTCAAGTACTTGTGCAGTATTCCAATCTATTTTAGCAGCGTTACCTTCTTCAGAGTTGAAGAATTTTCTAAACGCCAAAGACATTACGTTCCAAGTACCTTTTTCAAGGATGATTCCACGACAATCTTGCATCTCTGGCAATGACATAAGTGTTGGTGACACTAATTGGTCATACTTCAAGAGTATTTTGTGTTCATACTCTCTAGTTTTTAAAGAAAAGTCTTTGATTGTTTTTTCTAAACCGTGTGTTCTTAAATATTTTTGTATAGCTAACATGCGTTAATTTTTTAATGTTAGACAAATGTAGGTATAAATTTTTAATAAAACAAATAAAACGATGATTAATTTATTTCATCATCGTTTTTACCATTGTTTTTATCTCTTAGGCTATTTATTTTTTTGATAAACTCATCATAAGTTTTATCATCCAATTTATTGTTAAATAAATCAGCAATAGGGTTTTCATCTTGCATAGCGTCTAATATCTTCTTTGATGAAAACATTGAGCATAAGTCAGAAAATTTAAATATATCATCATCACCACCTATGAGTAAACCACTCATAAAAACCATAATTGTACCAAATTGAGCTAAAGCTATATCACCTTCTTCTTTACCTTCAGTAATAAGAGATTGGCCCATTTTCATAAATTTGGTACTTAAATCCAATCTTCTGTCGATTTCTTTTCTGTTCATAAAACTATTTTTAACTAATATACTAAATAAAACAATTACTTGCAATAATAACTTGAATCAATTCTGATAGTAACACCATATTTCCTAGATAACGCATCAAATCTAGCGTCTAACTTCTTGTCAAAACCAAAACTTTCTTCCAACTCGCCCTTTTCATCAACAAAATAAACAATGTATGAATTATCATTCCATGATTTTCTAATAAACTCAACTTTTAACTCACCTTTAAAGTATTCATCAATAACTCTAGAAACATCTTCTTTGATTGCTTTAGCGTCAACGTTATATTTGTATTGAATACCCATATCATTCATTGATTCCGATACTAGTTTGTTGTATTTACCAAATCTACCATTAACCAATACTTCCATTGGTTGCCATTTAACAACATGTGGTTCGTTATGTTCTATATTACCAGAATAATCAGCTAGATATGTGAAACCCATGAACCCATCTTTATGGATAGCAAAAATAAGTCTTAGATTAGTGACATCTAATCCAGTTTCTTCTTTTGTTTCACGTATCGCTGTGGTTTTAGGGTCACCATTGTCTTCTGGGTCCATTTTTCCTCCAGGTAATCCGAAATCATTATGGTCATCTTTTCTAGAAACACCTAAAATGTAACCTTCTGGATTAATTAGCACAACTTGTGCTGAAACTTTAATATCCTTATCAATCTTCATATTTTGTTATCTTTAAATTTTTGTCAATAAAAATATCATTTATGTTTAATATTTCTTTGACGTGAAATACTTCAGTTCTCATATCTGCCAATAAATTATCTTCTGGCACAAATTTTATTTTGTAAAGGGGTCCTTCTATCCATAGAATTTCTGAATATACAAAACCCCACCCTTTTAAATTTAATTTAACTTCGCTCATTGTTTTTTTATTTCAGTGACAATACCACTTATCATAAATGATTTAATGTCTTGCCATTTTGTTATTTGATTGCTCATAACTGGTTTACCACCATCTGGGTTAATCGCAATAGTTATATGTGGAATTTCATTTTTTGATGGATAACCGCTAACTCTTACAGCCATAGCTTTATCTGAAAGACCTAACGCTTCAACTGTCAATGTAACTTCTTTACCTAAATCAGTTTTATCTTTAAGTTCACCCAAATTTATTGTCATATGATGTGTTATCACAGTCCAATCTTTTGGTATCCATATACCAAGTTTATCCAATAACGTACCTTTGGATTGTCCATCCAACAAAACACAAGAATATAACACATCTGATTGTTTATACATATCTTTAGATTCAACTATTTTTTTAACAGTCAATGGCCCAACAGATTTATGTGAATCCATCATCATTTTTATTTTATCTAATGGAACTCCATGTGTATTTGACTCAGCTAATTGCTCAGCAGTCAAGTTACGAGTGCCAACATCATGTATTTGTATGTTGTTATCATCAAATCCCATTTCCAACGCTGCAACAACATATGCTTTAGCCTCATTGGCTTTGATATTCGTGTTATCTATTACAACTGGACTAATACCATCTTTCATAGATTTGATTGCGTTAGATAAGTTCTTAGAGTGCATTCTAGACAAATCTTTAAAGTCTCCAGACTCTATCATTTTAGCAAAGAAACCTCTGTAGTCACCAGTAGCTTCAATTAAATCATCTGTTGAATGAATTATCCCTTCACCCATTAGTGATTTCGCCATTGTTGATTTTCCAGCCCCAGGAATACCACGCATCACAAACAATTTTTGTGATGGTCTAGTTATTTCGATATTTAAAACATTTTTTTTCATATTGGCAAATGTACAGAATTAATTTTTATTAACCAAATTTATTGATAAATATCTTATTAATGTTGGTTATTTACTTTCATAACGCTACCATCACTATAACGGTAAATTATTAATCCATTATAATCAGCGTTAACTGTTTGCCCTAATATGTTAATTATATTGACTAGTTTTGCTTTATCACCTTTATCATTTCTATTATCTATTGATATTATATCACTAACGTCTTTTTTACCATCGTAATCAGTTTGTTTTAAACGATAGTATGTTATAAATGGTTGTAAATTATAATCATGATACTCATAATACAATTGATGTGTTGAATAGCCAGCACCTTCAATATTGTCAATAACATGAAAATTATAACCATCATAACTTTTTTCAATCGTGAAATAATCATTATTTATTTCAGTCGCTGTTGACCAAAATAAAAGATTATAGTCGTTAACATTTTTACCTTTAAAATATATCAATTCTATTGGTAATGGCGTTGGGTCCATTTCAACAATTTTAACGTCCTCAATATATAAAGTAGTCGAAAAGTAAGTTGAATTAACCAATATTTGAAAATATACAGTTCCATCATAGTTTGATGAATAAACATCAGTCCATTGATACCAATTTGTCCAATTTGACGAACAATCTGGATTTGTTGATGAATAACTTTGAATTAATGTTGTTTGATTGGCTGTTTCGTTGACGTTAACTGTTAAACTACAAACCCTTTTTGTCCAAAATGTTATAATATAATTTTTATTTGATTGTACTGTAACTGGAAAATAAACATATTTTGGTGAACTAGCTGACCAACTAGTTAATCTTAACGCCCATGTGCCAGATAATGCATTACCAGAACCATAGTTGTTTAACATCCACCCAGATGGTGTTGATGACCAACCAGAAGTTGTTGGTGGAGAAAAATCTTCATCAACCAAAGTTGTTTGTGATAATAACAATGTTGGTAAAAATAGGATTAAAAATAGTATTGTTTTCATAGTTAAGTTTTACATTAATAAATATATAAAACTATACTAATAAAGATAACATTTTGCGGAGAGCAGAGGAATCGAACCTCATACCAAAAAGGTACGTCACGATTAGCAGTCGGACCCTATCGCCATCAAGGATTACTCTCCATTTTGTACCCCCACAGAGATTCGAACTCCGATACTGGCCTTAGAAGGGCCATGTCCTATCCAGTTGAACGATAGGGGCAGATTGTTGTACACCTACAGAGATTCGAACTCCGATTTATCGCTTCGTAGGCGATTGTCCTATCCAGTTGAACGATAAGTGCATGTTGTACCGACTGTGAGGTTCGAACTCACTTAACCATCCATATGAGGGACGGTCCTTTTCCACTAAGTGTCGGCATTTTGCTCACCCACTAGGATTCGAACCTAGGACCTAACGGTTAACACTCCTTGTATGAACTTACTTATCATACCTAGCCGTTTGCTCTACCACTGAGCTATGGGTGAATATTTGTTGCTCTCCCTCTAGGATTCGAACCTAGGACCCACGCATTAACAGTGCGTTGCTCTAACCTACTGAGCTAAAGGAGAATATATTTTGTACAGAAGGTGAGATTCGAACTCACATGTGACCAACTACCCTTTCTACAAGATATAAGCTTGAGGGGATACATCTGCATCTTGTTGTCTAACCCAGACTCGAACTGGAAATACTGCCGTATCAGAGCAGCGTGATAACCATTTCACCATTAGACAAAATTGTGGAATTACTTCCACTGTGTTTTTCGGTAGTGTTTCCAAGTTTTATACATTCTAACTTGATAACTCATTTTGTTTCCATAGAAACGAATACCTTCATCCCAATAAATTGGGTAGAAATCATTGATTAACATGATTCGGTATTGTCTACCATTTTGTGCTTTGTTCAGTTTTGCTCTGTTTACGTTTTTACTCATAATGTTGTGAGTCTGTGAATAGCAGACCTTACAACATATCAAATTCTTTTTTCATAAAATTAAATTTTAGCGGAGAGGGTGGGACTCGAACCCACACACCTCTAGGGCCTACCGCTTTCAAGGCGGTTGCAGTTAGGCCAACTCTGCTTACCTCTCCGTATTTATAATTAACTAATATTCAGTTAATTGCACAAGTAGAGAGACTCGAACTCCCGTCAACGGTTTTGGAGACCGCTATTCTACCACTGAACTATACTTGTGTATTAATTTACCAACATGTCAAAGAACTTACAGTTCAAGGGTGATTAACCAGAATCGAACTGGTATCAATAGAATCACAATCTATCATGTTAACCGTTACACCATAACCACCATTTATTTATTCTTACCAGCGTATGTTTCAGTTTGTGAATGACAATTAGGACATAAAAAACGTAAATTTTCTATTCTATTATCATTATTTATACCGTTAATATGGTCTATTTGTAATATTAGTTTACCACCCATCCATTCACCAGTATTACCACAACTTACACATTTATACTCTAATAAATTACTTCTTAACACTCTATTCTTTAAATGACCAGAATTATATTGTGAATTTTCACAAAATATTTCAGAATCACTATATTTTACCTTAGTAACGTTTCTTCTAGGGTTACCTTTATATAAATCATTATCTATTCCATATAAATCAAAATACCTTTTTAACGTTCTATAATTACCAGCTTTTAGTGTTAAACCCATTTTTTCTAACACTTCAGCTTTAGAATTTGAAGATTCTATTAAAGGTTTTAATTCTTCAAAACTCCATTTATGATAATATTTTTTAGGTTTAAGACCATATTTATCTGCCCAATATCTTATAGTCGTTAATGATTTATTAGTTTTTTTACTTATTTGTCTTAAAGATAAACCTTCTTTAAGAAGTTTTTCTAATTCTATTTTTTCCATATTTATGTTTTTATATAAATATAGAATAATAGTTCAAAAAGTAAATATCACTTTAAAAATCTAGCACTCTAACCAACTGAGCTAACGCCACCGTCTATTGTAACAAATATTATTATGTTACCGTTTTCTTTTTTAAATCTTAGGTCACCGTTGTAACCCATTTGTTTTGCTTTTTCTTTATACTCGTCAACTATTTCATCAAAGTTTTCGTTAAACTTTTTTACTTTTACTTTTCCGAGTGGTCTTACTAATTCTTCCATAGTTATAAGCATAAAAAAAGCCTTGATTTGTGGTCAAGGCTTTTTGTTGATTACTTCATAAAATGTTTTACTATTCTATGATGTTATTTAACATACCTTGACCGTTATGGAAACTATTGCGTCTCCAATTATTAATCGAAATCATATGTATGTTAATTGTTCTCATTTTTATATTAAATATATCGTTTTTTCTAAAAAGTTTAAATTTATACTACAAATGTACAAACTTTTTTTCTATTTGTCAAGTGTTTTTGTAATTATTTTTTTAATTTTTTCTTAATAACCTTGATTAAAGTCGTTTGGGTCAAAATCTTGATATGCATTTTTATTTTGTTGAGCTCTAGATTCTTTTTCCCAATCTTCAGCGTTATTAGCGTTAACACCATCTTCATTAGATAATTCAAAATCATCTGTAAAATAATTTCCATCCATTTGCCCTCCAACTAATTCTAAATTACGAGGGTCTTTTAACCACTCTATTCTTAACATGTCTCTTGACGCTTCAATAACTTTTGCTTTAGCACCATATCTTACTGAATAATCATTATTCCATCTTGATTTTTTTGGGCTCCAAATGACGATATCCCCAACTTTAAATTTACTGATTTCATTCTCATCAATACCCATAATAGGAACTTCATTCTCATCAATACGTTTGATTTTGTTAAACGTTTTTGCAAACGATTCTAGGATTGCTTTTTCTTTATCAGCAATGATTGCTTTTCTTTTAGTTTCAGTTAAAAATTCTTTCTTTTTCATATAATAAAGTTTAACTATAAATATATAGAAAACATTAAAAAATCTGTGCTGTTATATAGATGTTATCAGTTTCAGTTATTAACTCTCTTCGCTTCAACCAATCTTGCAAATTATTCAACCCTTTGAATTGTTGCCCCCATATATAATCATATCCTAATTCTTTGGACATGTCTTTTAACTTATTACCCCAACCATCACCTCTATGTTTTTCTTCTATGAATAATAAGATACCTTCAACGCCATGTAATCCTTTGAACTTATCTGTGTTTTTGAAATAATCGGTTATTTGATTTTCAGAAAACAAATAAGCACCTACAACTTTGTCATCGTCATCCAATAACATTAATGAGTTTTCAAAGTTTACTGTCCATGATATGTAATATTTAAAATATTCTTTATCCATTACATGTTCAAAATGAATACCCCAATCTAATATTGGGTCGATGTATTCATCTGTAACTCCTTTAATTATTTTCATTCATTAAAATTTCAAAAAATTGATACTGTCTAACTTCCCATATATAATCTAAATCAGATTGATTATATTTAATTTCACCTAACCATGGGTCTTTAATGTGAAAAAAGTTATCATCATAACCATTAACTATTATCCAATGTGGAATACCTTGCGTTATCGTTCTAATTATTGGTAAGTTTCCGTTATCAATAATTGTTTTTAATAAATCAAAAGGGTGTGGTGATGATATGTATTCAACATATTTTAAATTTAACATGTTTAAACCGTTTGCTAATCTTTCTGGCGGTGTGCCTACAACCCAATCAGTACCACATAACTTTGCAATGTCTTCAATACTATATTTCATATCAATATCGAATTGAATCATATTGTCTTTGTTTACTGAATGATACCAAGCCATGTAAATACATGCTGGACCACATGTGTTACCGCTTGTCTGTTTAAAATATTTAACGTCAATAGTTTTCATCGTACTCATCGTCATCGTAAAAATTAGTACCATACCCATCATAACCATCGTCATCAAATTCATCATCAGAATCTAAATCATCTTCTTCGTCAACGATTGTTTCTAAATAATCTAAATCAATGAAAAATCCAAACTTATTGTTAAAGACTTTTTTTAAAGATTTGGAATCGTCAAACGTTAGTTCTTTAAATTCTATTTTAGATAATAAATCTTCACCATCTGAAAACTCTAATTCGTAATCACCAATTTTGTAAGTGAATGGCCATGTAATGCTGTAAGCTAATTCTTCATATTCATCAACTTCTTTATCTGTCATTACAGAAAAACCATTCACTTCTACATCACTAATGGTATCATTAAAAATCGCTATAAATTTTGCCATATTAATTAATAAAAAATAAATATAATATT